GTGTTGATGCGGTGTTCGACCGTCGGTTCGGCGCGCGTCGGTGCTGCGGTGTTTTCGTCTGCCATGGGTGGTTCTCCTGTGTTCGGCTTCATGCCGTCGTCGGGGCGGGCGCGCGTGTCACCCCCGCCCTCCCGTGGCATCAGTCGTCGTCGGGATCGCGCGACCGCTCGAAATCGAGCGGCGGTTCGTCCAGTTCGATGTCGGCCTGATCGCCGCCGCGATAATCGTCGGCGCTGGCGACGGTCAGCATGACGTGCTTGCCGCGTGCCCCGTGCAGCATCACCACCGCGGCGTCTTCTTCGTCCTCGGCGAACGTCTTGACCTTGCCCGCGATCACGATGTCGTCGCCCAGCGTGACCTTGGTAAGCAGCACCCGGACGGTTTGCTTGCCGCCCGTGGCCAGTGCTTCCACGATCTTGCGGATGAACTCGGTGCTGGCGTGTTCGCATGCCGCGGCCACGTCGCGCTTCTGATCTTCCGGCGTCTGGCCCCACACCTTGGGCCGCGACTTGATCTGATCGAGCATGAAGTCGCGGCCGAACGCGATCAGATGCTTGTCGGTGATCACCGCGTCGGTGGCTATCGCTTCCATCTGTTCGATCGCTTTTTCATGGGCGGCTTCGCTGTGGTCGGTTTTTTCCTCGGGCGGGGCATTGGCATCGACTGCCGCACCAAGGCCGGCAACCGCACCAGCCACGTCACCAGCTTCGCCGCCGTCATCAACCGGGCCCTTGCGCGACCTCGATTTGCGTTCTTCGTTCAGCGCGCGCGCCGTCGCGGCCAACGGGTCATCTTGTTCTGCCATCATATGCTCCGTGCTTGGGCGGTTTCCATTGCGTCCAGCAGACCACCGCCGCGGTCTGTGTCGATGCGCGACCGTGCGAGGGCCGCGTATTCCGGGTTCAATTCCAACAAGGTGGCGTGACGTTGCAGCCGATCGGCAACAAGTCCGGTAGTGCCCGCACCGCCGAATGGATCGAGGACCGTATCTCCCGGCGCTGTGCCAGCAAGGATGCACGGTTCGATCAGCGCGGGCGGAAACGTGGCGAAATGCGCGCCGCTGAAAGGCTGTGTGGCGACAGTCCAGACCGACCGCTTGTTGCGGGTCGAAACGTCGCCTGCGCGCATCCGAGCCGCCAAACCGTCAAGGCCACTGTTGCCTCCGTTGGCTGCGCCATACCGATCTTTGGTGTTGTAATTGTCGGTGGTTCTTTGAGCGTTTGCATCTGCGAGCGGTTCGCTAATGGCTTGTGCATCAAAATAATACCGCGGCGATTTTGTCAGCAGGAACAGGCTTTCGTGCGCCTTGGTGCACCGATCAGTGACGCTTTCCGGCATCGGATTGGGCTTGTGCCAGATGATCTCCTGCCGAAGATACCAGCCATCTGCGCGGAGGGCGAACGCGAGCATCCAAGGGATGCCGATCAAGTCTTTCTGCTTCAACCCCGGCAGCTTCGTGCGGTCGGTACTGCGACCACCTTCTAACCCCTGCTTACGGCCTTCCAGCGTCGAACCGCCTCCCCTTCCCCATGACGGTTGACTGGCATAACTGTCACCGATGTTAAGCCATAGCGTGCCGTCGTCTCGCAGCACGCGCTGCACTTCGCGGAACACGCCGACCATTCCGGCAACGAACTCGTCTGGTGTTTCTTCGAGGCCCATCTGACCATCGTGGCCATAGTCCCGCAGGCCGAAGTATGGTGGCGAAGTGACGCAGCAGTTGACGCTTTCGGACGCCATATCCGCCAGCGACGAACGGCAATCGCCGACGATGATTTGAACGGTCAACCGACCCTCCCGTGAAACTCGACAAACGACTGCGGGCGGGTGCCGTCGAACAGATACCAAGCGGCGTTATCCTTGCCGCTCATTCCGGTGCCTTCGATCCACTGGACCCGGCCGACGCTGACGATCTTGCGCAGGTACGGATAGAGCGCGGCCGACTGAACGGTGTGCGCCCAATCGGCATCGAACAGGCACCACGCCGGCGTCTGCCGACACAGGTGCTTGATCATCGGGTGCATCACTTCGCGCGTCCAAGGCGGGTTCGTGATGAACAGCCCGTTTTTGGCGCGCCACTTAACCGCGAAGGCGCTGCCGCGGGTGATGTCGCCACGCTTCGGTTCGATGTCGCACGCGCCGACGCAGATATGGCCGACGCTCTTGAGGTGATCGACCAGCGCGCCGTCACCGGCGCACGGCTCTACGAAGCTGCACCGGCTGGGCAGGTGCGGCAGCAGCGGTCGCACCGCCTCCCAAGGCGTGCGATAGAAGTCTTGCGGGCGACGTTCGAAGCCCGGCGAACGCTTGCCCATTATGCGGTCTTCCGGGCGCGCTCGATCTGATCAAGCGCGCCTTCTAGCCGGCTTAACAGGCGCACACCGATGCGTCGGTTGCCCTTGGCGCGCGACCAAGAGGCGTGGTGCACCTTGGCTTCGGCGCATAGGGCGGCGATCGTGATGCGGGCCGCATAGGCCCGGTCCTCGATCGATTGGATGGCTTCTTCGCTGGTCATGGGTTGCGGCTATAAGCGCACCCATGTTTGCAAAGCAATTGTTAAGTTTAGGTTTGCTTTCCGCGCCCTGATGGCCCAAACGAACGGCCCGACTCATACAAACGAGCGGCCCACCCGGAGTTCGTCAGTGCCTGAAACCGCCGCGCCAGTTGAACCGAAACCTGCCCCGATCTTTCCGGGCGACATCGTGCAGGTGACTGCCGAGGCGCACGCATATTATCGCGCGCTGGTGTTGGTCGAAGCGGTGATGCCGTGGGGCTACGGCTGCAAGGTCGTCTTTGTGTTCAAGGGCCGGGCAAGCGAAATCTATATCCGGGTGCGCCGCGACGAGGGCGAGAAGGTGGGCACGGCCCGGCTGGTGCCGGGCGAAATCGCAACCGCACGTCGCGAGGCGATGGCCGCCGCGCGCGACGACAACTGATCCGCAGGAGGAACGCATGGCAACGATACCCGACCAAGAGGCAATCAACGGCACTGTGCAGTCGGTCAAGAAGCCGGGGCACTTGGTGCTGGGCACCGATCTGCACCTGTACATCGTGGCCGAGGACGGCCGGCAGGTACGCCACGAACGTCCACGCCGTCGTGCGCATCGCCTCGCCGCCGAACGTTTGCGCGCCATCTGATCACCCCGCCGGGCAATCCTGCCGGGCATCACAAGGAGAAGACCCCAATGGCCTATTACAAGATCGAACAGCAGGGCAGCGACAAGCCCCGGCTGGTGCAGGCGGATAATCCGTCGGCCGCGCTGCGTCACGCCGCGAAGAAGGTGTTTACCGTGTCGCCGCCGCTCAAGCAGGCCGAGTTGGTCAAGCTGATGACCAGTGGTGTGGTCGCCGAGGACGCCGGCACCGAGCCGGCTGCGACCACCGAGACCGGCACCGAAGACTGATGCTACCGGACCCCGGCCATGCGCCGGGGCGAGGATAGCAACTGCACGGAGAATGCAACGATGACCAGCCTGTTCGATGACCCGCCCGCCAGCGCCCTGCCCGAGCATATGCGTTCGCCCACTAAGCCGGGCGACCGCGGCCAGAAGCTGCGCAAGCCGCCCAAGGGCGCGATCAAGGCGGCAACGCCCCCGCCCGCCGCCGAACAGGTGATCGAGCAACCCGCCGATCAGTCTGCCGATGTGGTCGAAGCCGCCGACGCGGGCGGGCTGGGCGCGCTGGTGGTCAGCGTGCAGGCCAACCCGATCACGGTGTTTACCGACGGCAAGGCGTACAGCGAGTTTGCCGCCAAGATCAGGGAACAAGTGGGCAAGTTCGTGCCCGACCTGTCCACGCCCACCAGCCGCAAGGCCATCGCCACCGAGGCGTTCAAGGTGACGAAGGCGAAGACATCGCTGGACGCTGCCGGCAAGAAGCTGACCGAGGAAGCGCGCGCAACGATCACCGCCGTGAACGCGACGCGCAACCTGATCACCACCGAACTTGACGCGCTGGCCAAGGAGGTGCGCAAGCCGCTGACCGATTGGGAAGCCGCCGAACAGGTGCGGATCGACGCCAACGGCGCGACGATCGCGCAGATGCGCCGCGATATGGTGATCGCCGATGATGACACCGCGGCGACCGTGCGCAGCCGGGGCTATGCGATCGGCGCAATGACGTTCGCAGCGCCGCAGTGGACCGAGGACGAAGCCGCGACTGCGGTGGAGTGGCAGCGGTCGGCGATCGGTGCGCTGGTGGCCGGGTGCAAGCGGCTGGAACAGGTGGAAGCCGAGCGCGCCGAACTGGAACAGCTACGCGCACAGGAGCGTCAGCGGCAGGAGGAGGAAGCCGCCAAGGCTACCGAGGAAGCTGCCGCCGAGCGGGCGCGCCGAGATAACGCCGACCGGCTGGCCGCGATCCGGCAGCGCCGCTTGCGCCTCGTCGCCGACGGCCGGCGCGCGCAGCAGGCCGAGCGCGACCGCGCCGAAGCCGAACGCCAGCGCATCGCGGCGGCCGAAGCGCAGGCCGAGCGCGACCGGGTGGCGCGTGTGGCCCGGCTGCGCGAACGTCGCTTGCGGGCGGTGGCTGATGGCCGGCGCGCCCAGCGCGAGGCGGCACACGCTGCCGAATTGGCCGAACAGCGTGCGCAAGCGCAGAAGATCGCCGACGCCGCCGCGGCCGAGCGCGCCAAGGAGGTCGAAGCCGAGCGCCAGCGCGAGGCTGAGCGCCAGAAGGAACGCGACGCGCAGATCGCACGTGACGCCGAAGCCGCGCGATTGCAGCGCATCGCCGACGAGGCGGCCCAGCGGGCCGAGGATCAGGCGCACCGCGATCGGGTGAAGGCCGTGGCCACCAAAGCGATTATGAAAGCCGGGGGCGTGGACGAAGACGCCGCGGCGAAGATCGTGCAGGCGATCGTCGCGGGCGACGTGCCACAGACCACGGTGGTGTTCTAATGTGGGGTGTGGTCGAAACCGTGTGTCGATGGGTGTACCGGATCGGCTTGCTGGCGATGGTTTTGGTAGTGTGGGCATGGGCGATCACCACCACCGACGCGACCCGAACCGGGTGGGCGCTGGCGAACGACTTGGGCAGCAGCGTGGTGATCGCCATCCTGATCAGCGTTTCGTTGATCCGAGACAGGTGGAACCGGGTATGACCGAACCAATCGACAAGCTGCGCCACGTCCTAGAGGAACCGGCCATGGCGGCCTACCTGTACGGCGGGGCCGACCTGTGGGGTGCCAGCATGGCGGTCAGCTTGAAGCGGATCGCCGACGCGCTGGAACGCATGGACCCCGGCAAGCCGATCAACGCCTACGGTGAGACGATCGGCGAGGCCATCCAAGGCCAGCACGAACGCGGCCTGCGCGGCATCCCCAACCCTTACTGACCACCCAACAAAGGAAACCCGATGGCCAATATGTTTGATGACGCCCTGAACGGCATCGAAGTGCCCGCCGACCCGCCGGCCGCCAAGGCGACCAAGGCGCGCAAGGCTGCAACCGGCACCGTGCTGCCGACGGATACGGAACCGGCCGACGACACCAGCGCCGCCGATCGCATCGCCAAGATACAGGCGCAGATCGACGCCATCGTTGACGGCGTTTATTTCGACCTGCCCGACGAGGTTTACCACGGCGTGCCGCGCCTGTCGGCTTCCGGGCTGGCCAAGATCGCGGTGTCGCCCGGCACGTTCTGGGCAGGTTCGTGGCTTGATCCCGATCGCGCACCGCTGGACGACGGCAGCACCCCGGCGCAGGTGATCGGCAAGGCTTACCACTGCGCCAGACTCGAGCCTGATGCCTTTGCCGACCGCTACGTGCGCGCGCTGGACAAGGGCGATATGCCCAAGGGCACGCTGTTCACCGGCACCGATATGTCGAAGGCGCTGGGCGACCTTGATCTGCCGAAGTCGGGCAGCGTTGCCGAACAGGCCAAGCGGCTGGCCGACGCCGGCTACCCCGGCACGGTCTGGCACACCGAACTGGCGGCGTGGGAGGCCGAGCGCGGCGACCGGGTGCCGCTGCCCGCCGAGGTGTGGGATGACATCGTGGTCGATATGCAGCGCATGGCCAGCAGCCCGATCGCTGACAAGTTCACCGGCGGCGCGGCCGAAGTGTCGATCTTCTGGACCGATGCAGACGGCATCAAGATGAAGTGCCGGGTGGACTACTTGCGACCCGACCTGTGGACCGATCTGAAATCGTACGCCAACCCGAACGGCAAAAACACCGAACAGGCGCTGTCTGACGCCTTCCGTTATTCGCGCTACTACATGCAGGCCGTCACGTATCGCGAGGGGATCGAGGCGGTGCGCAACGATGGCCTGTGCATCATCGGCGAGGCCACCGACGATCAACGCGCGCTGATCGCGGCAATCCAGATCAAGCCGTCCGAACTGGCCTGCCACTACGTGTTCCAAGAAAAGGGCGGCATCCCGAACCTGTGGAGCCGGCACGTTCAGTTCTACGAAGTGCCGTTCAACACCAAGCTGGGCCACGCCGGGGCTGATGACGCCGCGGTCGCTGCGGTGGAGGAAGGCGCGCGCAAGCGCACAAAGCTGTTCATGCGCGGGCTGGTTGATGTCGAACACGCCAAGGGGCAGTTCGTGCTTTACTCGCAGGTGTACGAACCCGGCCAGCCATGGCAGCCGATCGAACCCGAGGGCACGTTCAGCGACATCGACTTCAACGGCTATTGGCTGGACGGCGTACAGTGACCGAACCGCTGATCATGCGCGTGTTCGACTTCGAAACCACCGGCATGGCCCCGCCTGCCGAGGTGATCGAGGTGGGGTTCTGCGACTATGACCGCACCGCCGGCAAGGTGCTGACCGGCGACAGCTACCTGTGCGGTGCCGAGGTTGTGCCCCCGGAAACGCGCATGGTGCACCACATCAGGGCCAGCGACCTGCGGTGTGCCACCGGCGGGCTGCTGCCGGCGTTCGATGCCGAGAAGCTGGTGACGGCTGCGCTGGCCCGCCCGGCGGTGGCGCTGGTCGCCCACAAGGCCGACTTCGAAGGCCAGTGGGTGCAACGGGCCGCCGAGGGCAACATACCACTGTTGTGCAGCTACAAGGCGGCGCTGCGCATATGGCCGGAAGCGCCCAGCCACAGCGTGTTCGGCCTGCTGTATTGGCTTGAGGATCAGGGCAAGGTCGCCCCGATCGCCGAGCGCATCACGCCGTCACACCGCGCCCTGCCCGACGCCTACGCCACGGCGTGGGTGTTGAAGGCGCTGTACGACGCCGGAATGACCGGGCCACAGCTATCGGCGTGGTCGCGCCAACCGGCGCTGATGCCGCGCTGCCCGATCGGCGAACACCGCGGCAAGCCGTGGGCCGACGTGCCGCACGGGTTCCTGTCGTGGATGGTGCAGAATGCCACCATGGAAGAAGACCTGAAATACAACGCCGCAATCGAACTTGACCGGAGAAGTGGACGATGACTGACAACCGCAACGTGGCCGCATATGACGGCGGCCGGCAGGAGGTGGCAACAGCGCCCAGCGGCGGCGGCATCACCGTCGAACAGCGCCTGTCGCTGCTGCGCGAGGCGCTGACCAACCCGGACGTGGACCCGGCCAAGGCAGTGGCCATGGCCGACCTGATGTTCAAGCTGGAAGATCGCGACCGGCAGGCCGAGTTCAACCGCGATCTGATCAAGGCCAAGGCCGAGATAGCGCCGGTCTTTAAGCGCGGGGAAAACAATCACCAAAAGACCAAGTACGCTCGATTCGAAGACATACAGCGCGTCACCGACCCCGTGCTGATGGCGAACAATTTGTCGCTCGATTATCTGATCGGCAACGAAGGAAACAACATCACGGTGGTGCCGGTGCTTCGGCACACCAACGGCTGGATTCAGCACGGCCACGCGATCAAGGGGCCGCCCGACACCGGGCCGGGGCGTAGTGCCATCCAATCGGTCGGATCATCGGCCAGCTACCTGCAACGTTATGCCGCCAAGGCCACGCTAAATCTGCGTTTCGATGGCGAAGACAATGACGGCGGCACCGCGCTGATCGGCGCACAGTTGAACGATCGGCAGGAATCGTTGCTGGTCGGCGCGCAGCAGGCCGCCGACGACGGCGAATATGCGGCATGGTTCGGTCGGCTGAACCAAAAGGACAAGGCGGTGGTGATCAGTTCGGGCACGCACGCCCGGCTGGGCGGTGCCCCGGCGTTGCCCGGTGCCCAGCGCCAGCAGGTGCGCGACGATCCCCCGCCGCAGCAGAAGGTGCAGGAGCCGCAGCAGGAACGCCAGCAGGCCGATGCACCCCGCGAACCCGTGCTGTCGGCCAGCGGGCACGACATCAACACCCCGGCGGGCTGGGCGGCGCAGTACATCGAAGACTTGGGCGCGGCTCGCGATGTCGCCGAAGTGCGCCGGTTGGTGGTCAAGGGGTCGAAGGGCCTCAAGAAGCTGATGGGCACGGACATCGAACTGTTCGACAAGTGCGACAAGGCCGAGACAAACGCGCTGGCGAAGTTCGCAGGGGAGGAAAGCTGATGGCCAAGCCGCTCAAGCCGATCAAGATGGCGTCGTCGGAGTCGATCGAAACCGGCGCGCCGTTGATGGGCGAACGCATCATTGAAACCGTGCGCGGCCCGGTGCTGTGCAACGATGCGCCGGGCTTCACCACCATGCTGGGCAAGCGCCCGGACCCAAAGGACAGCCGGGTGGTGGTGCTGATCTACACTGCGCCCGATCCTGCCGCCGGGGCCATGGGCAAGGGGCTGGTGGCCCAACTCGATGCAGCAGCGGCGCGCACGTTCGGCGCATCGTTCATGCGGCTGGCCGATATGCTCGACGCGGAAGGGGCGAAGTGATGGGTGGTGCAGTGACAGCCGAGGTGGGCGCGGAAGCGCGCAAGCACATTCGCGGCGCGACGATCGCATGGGGCGGGGGCAATTACTTCGATTTCGAAGCGCCCGAATCCACCACGATGACGATCGAGGACTATGCCTTTGCGCTGGCGTACACCGTGCGCTGGCGCGGGCAGGCTCGCAGCGACGGCAAACGCATGTTCTACGGCGTCGGCGAACATTGCGTGCGGGGTGCGGAACACCTGCTGCGCGAGGGCTACGGCAAGCCGCACGCGCTGGCGTTCCTGATGCACGAATCCGACGAAGTGCCGTTCGGCGACGTGCCGGGGCCGGTCAAGCCGCTGATGGGTGACAGCTTCCGGGCTGTGATCAAGCGGTGCGGCGCTGCGATCGACGCGCGGTTCGGCGTGGTGTGCCCGGACCCGGCGCTGATCAAGCGGTTCGACATTCGCATGCTGGTGACGGAACGCCGTGATCTGCTGGCCGGGCACGCGAACGAAGTGTGGGACAATGGCGGCAGCGGGCAGACATCAACCGAGGGGTACGAACCGTTCGAAGCGCGGATCATTCCCTACGCCCACCCTGACGACGCGGCGCACCGATTTCTGCGGCTGCACAGCGTGCTGACGGGGGCCTGATCCGTGCCGATCCATCCCGACAACGCCAAGCGTTATCCCAAGGATTGGAAGGCGATCAGCCTGCGCATCCGGTTCCAGCGGGCACAGGGCCGGTGCGAGTGCGATGGGCGGTGCGGTCAGGTGCACGCTGGCGGGCGATGCGAAGCCCGCCACGGGTGCGCGCACCCGGAAACCGGGTCGGTGGTGGTGTTGACCACGGCCCACCTTGATCACGTGCCCGAGCATAGCGACGACGATAATCTGATGGCCGCCTGCAACAAGTGTCACTTGGCCTATGACGCCGCGCACCACGCCGAATCGAGGCGTAAGCGCATCTTGGCCAAAGCCGGGCAACTGGCCTTCGAACTGGAATGTGCCACGGGCCGGGCGGTGACGCTGTGACCAAGATGGACTTCATCATCACCCCCAACCGCCGACAGGGCGGCGTCACGCTGTCGCTGGCGGGCCATTGGGGCAACCTGCCGCACCCGTCGGCGCAGGCCGCCACCGATGCCGCCGTGGCGGCTGCTGCCGGCCAGCCGCACACGATCACTACCAAGGAGCCACGACGATGCCCGGTTCGATAGGGATTCTGAACGTAGGAGCCGGCGACACCAAGCTGGTCTTCGATAACACCAAGCCGGCCGATGTGGCCAAGGCGGCAAAGACCGTCACCGATATGATCCGGCGCGGCTTCGTGCTGCTGATCGAGGTCGGCAAAGACGAGAAGGGGCCGGTCTATCGCCGCGCCCTGTCGTTCGATGAAAACACCGCCGAATATATTATTGCCGGCGACCCCATGCCCGAGGACTCCGCCCATGACCAAGAGCCGCCAATCCCGCCGCGCCGCCGCAAGCAAAGAGCGGCGCAAATCCGTGTCGCAGCAAGCAGCACCGATGCCGTCGCAGTCGCGAGGACGGCGGGCGGTTAGGGCCTGCGACCCGCTGCATGATCTGCGATCCAAGCTGTTCGAAGTGGCTGGCGACAAAGCCGAATGGGCCGGCATCCCGATGCCGCTTGAGGGCGAACACCTGATCGTAGAACCGTCCTACCCGTTCGCGGCGGCCTTCGCCCGCAAGGCTGGCCCAGACGATGACGACGACGGATGGCGGCTGCGGAATCAATGGTACTCGCGCCGCCACCGCTGCGACATTTTGATCATGGAACGCGACGGCGTGATCAGTTGGGGAAAGGTGCCGGGGCACAATCACATCGAACACGATCTGCGCACGCTGGGTTGTTCGTCGGCGTGGGGCATCGAACAGGAAGGCCGGGCGGTGCAACTGCTGGGCACGATGCTGCGGCACGTCGCCTTCAAACAGTACTTGCTAACCGGCATGTTCATCGAAACGTCGCCGCGCTCGGGCGTCACGTACATATTCCGCAAGCTGCGGCCGACGCTCGCGCTGGCGGCCGGCAAGCGGGATCAGGGCATGCGCATGCTGTGCGCGCTGTGCATGCACCCGATCGCCTACTACGCCGACAGTTGGGCCGGCGCGATGTGCCCCACCGATGACGTGATCGCGCACCTCGCGCTGATGCGGGCTGACGAACACCTGTTCTGGAAGCGGGCCAATCAACACCCGCCGCATCGCCCGCAAGCCGGGTTGTGATCAAAGAGGGCCGGGGCAGCACGTACCCCGACCCGATCGCGTTACAGGTAGCCGAGGTCCACCAGCACATCGCCAGCGGCGACCGGGGTGGTGTCGGCCGTGGCCGCGCCGCCCGTGATCGAGATCGCGATGCCGGTCGAAAAGTACATGCCGAACGCGCCCAGCACCGACGGAATACCGATCGTCGTGTTCGGTGGCACTGCGACGACGCGGACTTGCGCCGTGGTTCCGGGCACCGGCACGGCTGCCGTGGCGTAGAACCGCACGAACTTCACCGCGGCCGACAGGTTCGCGATCGAGCCATAGACCAGCTTCCCGGCGGATGCCTTCACCACAGTCGCATTGGTGGTCGCGGCCGACAGCAATTGGAACGCGGTCGAAGCCGGAAAGCCGGTCCCGGCGGTGGCGTCCATTTTGATGTTTGCGCCCGCCGCCGTGATGATCGCCGTGGTCTGCCCGTACGTCTGCGGCGCATAGGCTTGGCGCTTGAGGACAATCGTGCCCGTAGTCGTGCCCGCCGTGCCCGTGCCGTTTTGAATGATCCGAATGTAAGGCGCTTGGATTTGGTAGAAATAAGGCGCGAAGGTGCCGACCGTCTGGGTGGAACCCAAGCTGTTATTCGTGTTCGGGTTCTGCCCGAAAACAGAAATCCAGTTGGTGTTATCGTAGCTCTGCTGAAGCGTTAGCGTTGCACCGCTGGTCTGAATGCTGGTCAGGTAGAGGAACAGCGACGAATAGCCGGTCACGTTGGTGGACGCGACGACGTTGCCGCCCGCCGTCACCGGAGCCGCGACGCTAAAGGGAGTCGCTGCGCCGTCCGTGATGCCGTCAAGCGCCGTTGCAACTGTCCCCGCGACACTCACCGAACCGCCAGCCTGCAACGGAGTGCCAAGGGCCGTCAGCATTGCGTCCTGTCGCGCCGCGGTAGCCGCGCCCGTGGGCAATGGAACGGCCCCGGTGATGCTGACCGGACCGCCAGCCTGTGCCGGGGTGCCGAGCGCGGTGCGGATCGCACCAAGCTGCGCGTTGACGGTGCCCGCAGCCGGGGCGCTGGTGGCACCAAGCCGATCGCGCGTGTCCTGCTCGGCGGTGATCTGCGTGGTCTGATTGGCGGCGGTCGCGCCGCCCGCGGTGCCGCCACCACTGGCCGAGGTGACGGGCAGCGGGTGGGCGGCGTCCACCGTCTGCGGCTTGCGATCGGGGCCGATGTATGTGGTGATCTGCGCGCTGGCGGGGGTGGCCCCGACAAGCAGAAGGGCGGCGGCGAGATAGTTGCGGATCATGGGACACCCCGTTGCGTGGCGTTGGCGATGCCTGCGCATAGCACGGCCGAAACGCTCGCGCATCCCGATCGCGATTTCCGGCCCAACAGCCGCTGCGGCGAGTGGATCGGCACGGTGCGGCCCCCGCACGCCCGGCTCGCTTGTCCGGGGCTGAAATAATACCCGCTTTATGCGGAAAGGTGTTGCGGGCACCGCACACTTCGGGCACACAGATCAAGCGGCATCGGACACCGAGTCGCCCCACCCGAAGGAGCCTACCATGACCAACCTCGTGAACCTCGACAGCCTCACCTTCACCGGCGAAATCGTAGAGACTCGCGCAGGCGTCGCCAAGCTGGCAACCGTCGAAGTGACGCTGCGCGGCAAGACCCAGCGTTGCCCGGCGCGCACTTACGAAGACAGCGCCAACGTGTACGTGTCGGGCTTGAGTGGCCGGTACGAGCAGGGCGCAAAGGTGTGGCCCGCTTCGATCACCTGCTTCCCGGCCGAGAATGGCCGCCCCGCCCGCCAGACCGCATGGTTCGGCCGCGACGATCGCTCGGGCCGGTTCCACAAGGAAAACGGCCTGTTTTTCGCCTAATCTCCCGGCGGGGCTTCGGCCCCGCCACCAACCGCAGACCGGGCGACCCGTCTGCACCACCCAAGGAGTATCGAGCATGTTCAATATGGGCAAACCTACCCCGGCCTATTGGTCCGTGTCGCGCAAGTTCATCAACGCCGAACCTCGCGACCAGCGGCGGGCACGTGCTGCCGACGAGCGCGCCCGGCTGGCCGCTGCCGGGTTCAAGGATGCTTACCGTTTCCCGCTGGCGGATCGCGCGGCTGCCGACGCTATGGCGAAGCGCATCACTGATGCCACCGGCGTCGCGATGTCGATCAACGAAGCGGCCGACCTGTAAAACGCGGGCGGGGCGCACGCCCCGCCCCACCACCGAGGAACCACCGATGACCCTATCCCGAACCCTTAACGGCTTCTTTTCGACGCCTCGCCAACCCAAACCGCAGCCCGGCAGATATGTCGCGATTCGCGGCGACCAGCGCCTGCACGTCGCCAAGGTCGCTGGCGTGTGGCGCGTGACGGACAGCGACGACGCCGCACTGTCCAGCGTCTTGCTGGGCGAGTTGAAGGCCACGCTGCGCGACCGCGGTTTCGATATGCTGCGCGCTGCCGACCAGTGACCCACCTGCGGCGGCTTCGTCCGCCGTTTTCTTTCCCGCTTTATGCGGAAAGGCTTTGCGGTGCCCGCACAGATAGGGCATGCAGATCAGGCGACATCGCAAAGCGAGTCGGCCACCCAAGGAGCCTACCCCATGACCACCGCCACCGCACCCGCCGCCGCCAAGCCCGCCAAGGCCGTCAAGCCGACGATCGCCCAGCGCGCCGCCGAGCGCGTGTGCCCGGAGTGCGGGGGCGCGGTGGTGCGCAAGAGCGCCAAGGGGCCGATGCCCACGTTCTGCACCCCAGCGTGCAAGCAGGCTCGCAACAATCGCCGGCTGACCCGTGGCGCTGCCCTGATCGAGTTCGCGCAGGCGTGGCGTGGCGCGAGGGGGTCAGGCGAAATCGCGCAGGCTTCGTTTCAGCAGATGTGCAACATTCTGGACACCTTCAACGCCGAGGACCGCGAAGCCGCCCGCCCGCGCGCTGACCTGATGGCCGCCAAGATTTTGGTCGAAGGTACGAACTACTGCGACCGCCGCCGCATTGCGGCCGCCGCATAAATATCTATTGCGGCCACCGCACAGCGGGGCCATACAGATCACGTCGACTCGGCAACCGAGCGACGCCACCCAAGGAGGCCATCATGGCGACCGAATCGAAGATCATCCGGCTGGAATACACAATGCACGCGGCCGAACTGGCCGGTGACACCCGCTGCGCCTCGCGCTGCCGTCGCGCCCTGCGCCTGATGGGTGCAGCATGAAGGGCGGCCCGACCACCCCCGGTCTGCGGATGAGCGGATCGCATTCGATGATTTCGGTTTCGTGGGATGCCGCCGATGGATCGGCTCGCTTCCACGTGTGGCTTGAAGTGCAGGACGGCCAACCCGTGAAGCCGTATCGGGTCAAGCACGAAAGCCGCATCGGCAGCGCGACCAAGCGCCGCACGATTTACGTGAACCCGCCGATTGGCACCGCCACCAAGATTGGCGGCAACACCACTTATCGCGACGCCGACGCCGACGCCAAGGCCAACCGCGACACCGTTGCGCTCGCGTTGAACGAAGCCGAGGCGCATGGCCTATTCGAACTTGGCCAGCAAGCCCATCGCGAGGAAGAAGCCGCCAAGGAACTGGCCGAGCGTACCGCCTATGCGGCTCGCGTCCGGGCCGCCCTACAGGCGCACGCCGATCAGGTGCTGGCCGACAACGCGTCAGATCATGCCGACCTGTTGCAAGCCCTTGTCTCCGGGGCTGACGACGACGAGTTGCACGCCTTGGGCATCGCAGTGAACCGCGCCTGATACCAACCGGCGGGCCGCGCGAGCGACCCGCCCACTGGCACCAGCACATAGGAAGCAACGATGGCCGATCCTTACAACCGCAGCGAAAACGCCATGCGCAGGCACAAGGTGATCGCGACGGGCGGCTACACCGGGCTAGGCAAGCGATACGAAGACATCGAGTGCCCGTTCTGCGGCACAGTCAGCCGGGCATTCGTGTGGTCGCTGTGCGGCGGCGGCAAGGTGTGCATCAACAGGAAGTGCGGGGCCAAGCATCGCAACGGCGGCATCACGATGCCGCGGCTCGGCCGTGAAGAAGGGGTGAACTGATGGGCGAATATCTGATCTGGTCCGAGAAGCATGGCGCTTGGTGGCGGCCTTACGCCCGCGGCTACACGATGCGCATCGTGGAGGCGGGCCGCTACACCAAAGAGCGCGCCGACGCCGAGGTGGCGAACTCCAATTCGTTCGGCGGCCTTGGCTCGGTCGCCATACCCGTGCCGGATGGCCTGCCGGATCGCGTCTCGGTCGATGTCTGACCAGCTCGCCGCCCTGCGCCAGTTGCGCGACTGCGGTGTGATCAGGGTGCGGTTCGACAGCGCCCCGCTTCAAGCCCTGTGGGCGCTTGGTCTGGCCACGGAACACCCCGCCGACGACGACGAAGAAGCACTCGGCTATCGGCTGACCGCGCAAGGTCGGCCACTAGCCAAGGAGGTACTGAAATGACCGAACAAGCCGCCACCATTGTTTCCGCCATGCTGGTGATCGCTCTGCTGATCACGTTCGGCGTTCAGGCTTACCGCATGCGCGAAAGCCTTGGCGACCTGTTCGGCGTAGCGCCCGAGGAAATCACCGATGGATTGCGCTACACCGCGTTGTTCGCGGTGCTGATCGGCTTTACGATCTTCGTACTGTGACAATGCGGGGGCGTTGCTGATGCCGCGCCGGGTGCTGGTGCGCGATCTGGCGGCAGGTGATCGCGTATCGCTGTCGCACAACTGCTTGGGCGTGGTCGCCAGCAACCGGCCCAGCCACAGCACCCCCATCGTCCACCCCGAGTCCCGTCGCGAAGCCGTGGCGTGGATCGTGGTGGTGGACGTGATCGACGGCCCGTACCGCGGCAAGCGCGAGGGCATATTTGCACACCCCCAATCCGAGGTATTGGTACGATGAAGCATCCCGAAACCGCCGCGCTGGCCAAGGCCGCCGTGGAGTCCACCAAGTCTAAGACCGTGGCCGAAGTGCTGACGCTGCTGCAAGGATCGGTCGGCAAGCGAACGTTCTACGATTGGCTTGAGGGCAAGATACGGGCCGGCACCTTGGCGCAGATGGTGTTGCGCCAGTTCGCTAATGGCTGGCGGCCGAAGAAGTGAGCCGGGCGGCGTTGCGGCCCGAGGTCATCGCGGCCGGCGCACGCGCTGCGGGCATGACATATGACGACGTGATTAGTCGGTCGCGCTATCCTCGTTTGGCGCACGGCCGGTTTGCGATCATTTTGGCGATACGCGAATCCGCCAAGGTATCGCTGTCCGAAATCGCCGAAGCTGTCGGTAAGCGCGATCACACCACGATCATAAATGCCGTGCGCCGCGCTGGTGATATGCGCGCGAACGACAAGCGATACGCCGCGCTGTGCAAGCGTATCCGCAAGGCGATGGACAAGGCGGCGGCGTGATTACCGGACAGCCCTTTGCATGCCGATGCTGTGGGGCAGGGCAGGGCTATGGCGAGCGCGACAGCGCGCGGTGCGTGGCGCACACCAAGCGCAACCCGTGTGCGATCGAGGGCTGCACCCGCACCACCGCCGCGCCGGGCGGTGCACTGGCCGACGATCAATGGCTGTGCGCGACCCACTGGCGCGCCCACGTGCCGCCGCGATCTGCGGCCCGGCGCGCCTATCATCGGTTTTTCCGGCAGGCCAAGCGGCACGGTTGGGACGACGCGCTGCTGCTGCGCTTCGACAGGTTCTGGGCTGCCATGGTGACGCGCGCCCGGCGCGGTGCCGACGAAGGCCGAATCGATGTTGCCGCGATCGACAAGCTGTTCGGGTGGGACACCGAGCCATAGGTGACAATGGGCGGGTGCCCCGCTATATCGCGCTTGCGCAGCCCTTGGGTGGGATTGCATCAACTGGCCGTCGGGGCGACCCGGCGGCCATTTTTATGGGGCACAGGCCCCGCCGCGGCCCCGTCAGGTCCCGCAAGCCCCGGTTCGATATGCGCATAAAGCGGGTATTAGATAAGGCTCGCCACGCCAGACAGCATAAGGGGCGGCCCCGATGATGCGGAACCGCCCCCAATGGCGTTTGCTGCGGCTTAAATCGCCTGCGCGTCGCGATGTGCCGTGTGCGCGTCAGCCAATGCCTTTTCGTAGGCTTCCTTGGCGGTGGCCTGATCGTCCTCGGACAGCATATCCACGACTTGATCGAACAGGGCCTTGTACGCCGGCAGGTCGGAACCGACCAGCAGCACGGTGTTCAGAAGGGCAGTCAGCAAGGGGCTTCTCCTACTTGGGGGCGGGGGTGATCACCGGGCCAAGCAGCCCGTTGATGCTGGCGACAGCGGCATTGATCTGATCGAGCGCGGCGCGGAAGCTGGCGGCGTTGGCAGCGCGATACGCCTTTTCCAGCGCAAGCACGGCTTCGAAGCCCTGATTGTCCAGCGCCTTGAAGCGGGCCTTGTCGATCAAGCCGGCCTTCGCCAGCCGCGCGCCGAGCCGCGACGCTGCGCTGTAGGAAACGGTGGCGGTGGTCGCGACCTTCTCGTCAAGCAGCGTGCGATCGGCGACGGTGACGGGCGGCGGCACACCGGCGGCGTCGGCCGCCACGGCTGCGGCACTGCCCGCGCTGCCCAGCGGCAGGCGGTCGCCGCACGACGCGAGCGACAGGGCGCAGGCGGCGATCAATAAGCGTCGGTACATGGTGGTCACTCCTTGTTCGGTTGCACGGCGGCAACGGGTTGGTCGGTGTCGGCCGCGACCCGTTGCGGAATCGGCGGGGTTTCCAGCGCGGCCTTTGCCACATCGTTGACCGTCACGCCGCTGGTGACGCGGCTGCTGACGTACACGCCCACGATCGAGGCGACCTTGCGCACCGTGGCTTTCCAGCCGGTGGCGTCGTCGGGGATCAGCCGGGCCGTCACGTTGGCCAAGCCGGAAAGCACGAACAGGTAGAACACCAAGCTGCTGGGCGGGATGCCAAGCTGATCGGCCACCATTGGAATCAGGGTAAACGGGTCCATGTTGCCTCCTACTTGCCGCCGTACGACACGTACGCCGTGGCCATCTTCGTATGGTACGAATTGATCCGAAACCCCGTGCCGTTGTACCGCGACGCCACCGGCTCCCACGATTTCGGCGTGCGATCGACCCGGCGCAGGTGCGGCAGGATGCCCGCGCTTTCCACGAACGCCATGAACGCATCCAGTTGCGTCTTCTCGTCGCGAGCCATGGCCACCGCGAACATCGGCGCGCTAGGATAGTCGCACGCCTTGAAGTTCTCGCCCATGATCTGCGGCGCGCCGTAGCTGGCCGAGGCGAACGCCGCGTCAATGTCCATGCCTCGGCTGTGCAGCAACCTGATCCACGCCAGCAGCATGCGGTAGCGATCGTCCTGCGCAGCCGGGTAGGGCCGGGTGCCCCACACCGGATAGGACAGCACCGGGTTGCTGTTGTCGAACAGCCGGGCGGTGTTGCGGCTGAACCTGTGCGGCTCGGGAAGGATTTTCGGAAGGCCGTTCTGGAACCCCGCGCCGTTCGCTTCGACCTTCCAGAACGCGCGAATGGCAGGCGGGGCGACCTTCAATTCGCGACCCGCCGCGGCAAAGTCGTCCAGTTTCAGCGCGGTGTCCGGGCCATCGGTCAGCGCCAGCAGGGTGGCCGCATCGGTCAACATGCCGGGTATGTCATCGACGCGCCCGCTATAGCGGCCGGTGTCCTTTAGATACTTCTGCCACTCTTTCAGCTTCATGGCCCGCCCCTTTTCAGGCGCGCGGCGTAGCACACCCGGCTGGGCGTGTCAGTCCTTCCACTTGCCGAACAGCATCAGCACCCGATCCTTCAACAGATCGAACAGCAGGATGCCCGAGGCCCCGACGCCGACGCCCCACGCGATTGCTACGCCGGGGCCGGGCTGGCGTTCGACCACCAGCGCGAACACGATCAGCATTAGCGTGCCGGTCAGGTAGCGACCGCCCGGTGATGGCCCCTCGCGCGCTGCGCTGACCCCGCGCGCCATCATCAGCCCGATCATAGACAGGGCCATGCTGGCGATCGGAATGTTGACGCCGAACAGTTCGATGGCAGGTGGACCCCATGCAGGGATCGTGGCCGGGACTATCGCGGGCAGGGCAACAGTGGCGGCGTTTGCGGCGATCCGGCCGAGGCTATCTAAGTGCATGCTCTACCCACAGCAGATACTTGCCGACCGTCACCATGCCGCTGGCGATCAAGCTGTAGGTTAGAAGTTGAAGGGGTATGGTGGCCGAAGTCCACGTGACCCGAACGTCATTGATGACGCCATTTAGAACGATCGTCGGCTGGAATCGTACCCAACCGGCATTGCGCAGCCACCGCATCCACACCGGAACGAACAAGGCCATCACGAACGGAGCCATGGTGCAGGCGTCGATCACGCGGCATAGCAGCAAGATGAAACTGGTGGTTTCCACCGACGCTTCACCCCAGAACAGATAAGTCATCACGTCGCTGCTGGACCCCATGATGGCGGTCCACAGGAAGCACATCATGACCAAGCGATGATAATAAACCGGGTGGTTTGTCGGCAACCTCTCGGCGGCGTTGCGGGCCATGATCTTGACGACTGTGGCCGACGCCAAGCTGAACACCAGCATGCGCGCGAACAGCGCCCAAGCGAACACCATTGGATTGTTATCGAAGCTAGGCGGGAACGGGCTTGCAGCCGTGTTGATGACCACCGGGGCCACTGACATCATGTTCAGTATGGTCAGCATCGTGCTGTAGCCCTTTGCATTTCACGTCCCTGCTGCCCAACGCCCAAGTAGATGAAAAGGGGCGGGCGGGAAAGCCGTTGCGCGCGCGCGCCCTTATTTGGGGGCCATCCCTAAGAAGGCGGTTTCGATCGCGCGTTGGCAATGGCCGGGCTTACTGCCGAACAGCATGAACGAATGGTCGATCACCCATTCCAGCACGATGCCCCACCGCTTGCCCTCCTGCGCGGCGCGCCCGACGCGCGAACTGATCGTCTCGTCGGCCGACGGGCAGATGCCGCGGCGCAGCAGCCAATAGAACGGACCCGCTACCAGCACATAGACAAGCTGGTCGATCGCGATGCCGACCTGCACCAACCATTCGCCGAGCCGCTTCATTCTGGCCACCCGTCGTCAACGCCCACCGCCTCGATCGCCGCGGCGTCCGTAGCTGCCCAGATTTGCGCACGCTTGGCCTGCGCGACCGCGTGACAGTTTACGACGTGCAGCCCGGCGGCGAGGCCGATGCCGATCATGCCCCCCGCATCGACCAGCACTGGCCTATCGTTCTCCATCAGGAAGTTCTGTTCGAACGGGGCACCAGTAGACTGCGCTAACATGGCCATGACCACCATTCCTGTAATCTTGCCGCGGCTGTCCGGGTCCGTCTGCACGCGGCCCTGATCGGTGGTGACGCCGCTGTCCTCGGCCAGTGTTTTGCGCGCCTTGACCGCTTCCCACTGCCGGATGCGCAGGCGGTCGATGCTGACCTTGAACTGCCGCGCTTCCGCGTCCCAATCGTGCGTTTCGTCGCTGTAATCATCGGGCACCGGCGAGTGACCGAACTCGGAATTGTCGTCGGCAGGCGCAAGGTGCAAGCCGCAGATATGCACCAGCTTGCCGTTGTCCTGCCGAAATACCGCCACCGGATCGATCACGACGACACCTCCAACTTCATCGACCCCGATGCCCGAGCATTGCCGCCGCCGCCGGCTATGCGCTCAATCCTCGCCTCGAAGTAAATCGCCTTATCTGCGGTCGGCGATTGGAAAGCAAAGCTGGCGCTGACCGTGCCCGGCGTGCGCACATATTGCGGTTCTTCAACCGTGCCCGCGTTGAAGACACCCGCTGCCGAGCCGTCCTGAAAGCCAAGGTAGTTCAGCGGTCCGTTGTCGGTGGCATTTCGCCAATATAGGTGCAGCCGGCCGACATAATCGCTCGTCTGATTGGTGGTGAAGTCATAGTTGACCACCGCCGACAGGGTGCAGCCGCGACCGCCCGGCACCGTCGTGGTCGCGTTGCCCATCGATACCACGCCAGCGCCGACACTCTGCACGCCCAGCACCGTCGAACCCCGGAACGCGGCTTCGCCGTCGGCCACCTTGGTGACGGTCACAGTGCGATCGTAGGCAACGCCGTCGTACATCGCGCGGATCGTGAAGCTGCCCTTGTCCGAGTTCGTGCCGGCGAAGCTGAACGTGTCGCCAGCCAGCGACAGGCTGGCGATGTTGACGATGGTCAGCACGGCATAGGTCACGCCGCTGGTGATGCGCGACTTTCCCTTGGTCAGCCGGATGGTGCCCGAACCCCCGGTCCACGAAGGCTTGTTGGCACCGCTCGAAAACACCGGCTGCACGAAGGCCACCGTCTCGGTGTCCACAATGAAGCCGTCGGCACCGGGCAGACCGTTTTCGCCGTTGGTGCCATCCTTGACCTTTGAAATTGAAGCCGTGTCGATGATAGAGGTGCCGGAAATCGCCGCAGCAAGCGAGATGCCGTTGCCATAAGTATCCATGTGAAAATCGACCCCGACAGGCGTCAGCGTCAGATTGTCGTTTCCGGTAGAACTCCAATACGTAGGTTCAGCCGCGACGAAATCGGCGGCTTGAGCGTAGCCGAATATGGAGTCGCCCGCATTGCTGAACAGCCGCCACGCGGTCGGCGAGTTGGTGTTCTGCCTGTTAGCCACAAAAGTGATGCCGCTGCCGACATACTGGTCATCAGCATTGTAGCGCGCGGTGATCGCGCTGGCAGAAAGGCTGATCAGGGCACCTTGCGACCCATCCAGCCCGCCCTTCGACTTCGACAGGCTGAACACGCGATCAATTGGCGGCTGCCCGGCATGCAGCCCGGTGCCGGTGGCGCGGATCGTCAGCGATGCCACGTCCTCAGAAGCGTCAAAGCCGCCTGTGACGGTGGCAGTGCGGCCCGAGTAGCTGACGAACAGCGACTGCGGATTGCCGCCCGGTGCGGTGGACAGCACGTAATCGGCCGACACGTCCTGCGCGCCGTCGAACACCACCACATCGGTCGATGCGCCGGCATAGCTGCTGACCATGCCATAGTAATTGGCCGGCAGGGTGTGCGTGCCGTTGGTAAGCTGCGCCACGATCGCGCTGGCACCAGCGGCACCGGCCGAGGCAAATGCGATCTGATCCAGCCGCGAACCCAGCGTCCAGATGCTGCTGTCAAAATAGAACAGCCGATCGGCAGTCGTCGGAACCTCGCGTACCGTTGCACCGTCAAGCAGGTAGCGCACGGTCTTGTTGTTATAGATGATGGCAAGCCGCACGGGGCCACCAACGAAGCCATAACTGCCGATATACTGACCGTTTTCGAAGATTTGAAGGTCGTTAGCGTTGCCGTTGGGCACGCAATGCCAAGCGAAGTCGATGTCTTCTAAGTTGGTCGATGCGCCGGGCGAGTCGTTCAACCCGCCTGCGGTGTACCAGCCCGGCATCGTGACAAACGACAATTGGCAACCGCCGCGCCAGCCTTCCAAGGAGTAAGCACCGGAGTCCGATACGCCTTGCACGCCGCTTTGCTTGGCCACGCTGTTGCTGCTCAAGAGCCTGCCGCCGCCATATGCGATCAGGTTGAACGCGCTGCTGCCGGCTTGCCCCGCCGATGCGAAGGTGACGCGATCAATGCGCACTTGTGGGCGGCTGATCATGTTGGCAAAATTGAAGACGCCGAACAGGGGGCCGTCGCCGGGATTTACCTCATGGCTGTAGCGTTCAACGCCCTTGTATAGATACCGCACCGTCTTACCGTCGGCGACCACCTGAAACGGTCCCGATGGAGTGTCTGGCGTGCCGGCTTCATCGTCAGGGAGTGACAGAATAAATGCGCCGTTGCGGTAAACATTCAAGCTGCCATTTGCCGATCGGTGGAACCAATAATCGACGGTGTCGAAGCTAGTATTTGCGAGCGGGTCCGTCGTGAGGCCGAAACCCGCGTTGACGGTCATGTATCCCGAAACCGCGGCCTGTTTGTAGCCTTGCACCGTTTGGGCTTTGCCCGACCATTCATCATTCGCCGGGTTAAGCGGGCGCACGCTATCGACGCCCACCGCCGTCGCATTGATCGGCGTCAGCGTGAACGTGCTGGCCCCGTTGGCACCGGGGCGGCCGGTGATCGCCGCGTTCAGCTTGGCCACCTTGTCGCGGGCGTTCAGGAACGCCGTCGCATAGTCCGCAGGCACGATTGGCGAGGGCTGGGTGAAGTCCACCCAGCTTGGCGCGATCGTCGCCAGATAATTATCGAGGCCGATCAGCGCGGCGTCCTGCGCCGCGATTTCGTCGGCGATGTCGGTGGGCGATCCCAGTGCCAGATACTGGACATAAAGCGCGTTGGCGTCGGCCTGCAACGCATCGCGGTCGGCCTTCGTCCGGCGCTTCTCTTTGCCCGACAGAATGGCGTCATTCGTGATCGCGTCGAGCGCCGCGGCGAAGATGCCGCTGGGGAGGTCGGCGGCCGACACTGACGCCGATGGCGGCGTGCTTGACGTGTAGCCGAGGAAGGTTGACCGCACCCAATAGAAGCCGGTTTCGATAACCACGAAGCTGGCACCGTCCACGATGCCGAGCGAGGCCGCCCCGGCATAATCGTCGGCGATGTTGTACATGATTTCGAACCGCAGCGGGCGGAAGTCGATAGGCGGGGTCCACACGAGCGCCGCAATCCCCGCGTCTTCGCTGACGTTCAGCGTCAGATCGTATGGGTTGGGGATCAGATCGACTTGGCCGTCAAGCGGCGCGGTGATCTGCACCCACGCGGTTTTGTTGCCCAGCGCATCGAGCGAGCGCACCCGGAAGCCCCAACTGCCCGGCTCGGCCGGCCGGATGACGCGGGTGGAGTCGCTCGAGTCGCCGGCAGCTTCCCACTGCCCGCCGGGGCGCTGAACCTGCGCCTGATAGTACAGCACGCGCGGATCGTCGGGATGCTGCCACCCCATCTGCACCGCAGGGACCGAGGCGGTGCCGTTGGGGAACAGGAACTCGAATGCGTACAGGTTGCGTGGCAGGCCAAGCCCGCCCTGCGGCACGCCCAGATAGTTCGGCGAACTGATGTCGCGGTCCAGTTCAACCCGTTCGTACTTGGTCGGATCGTATAGCTGTCCCTGTACGCTGTACGGCGCGGCGGTGGTGGTCAGCGCCCGGATGCGGAACTGGCGGTTGGCCACCGCGTCGGTTTCCAGCGTCCAGACAGCGCCCGGCTTCGGCGCGAGCGACAGCGGCGCGGTGATCGGCATCACCACCGATTGCCCCGGCTGTGGGAACACGGCGCGGCGCTGCACAGTGCCATCGGGCAACATGACGCGCAGCAAGTATTGCTGCCCGTTGGCGATCGTCACCGGGGCGTCGAGTTCCACCGATGTGGTGGTCGCGACCCGGACGCGCCCGCCGCGGCGCAGGCTGCTGTACATCGGGTCGGCGATCGTCGCGATGCGGCCCGGCTCGGCGAAGGCGTGATCGTCGCCGACCTGATAGGAGGCGCTTGCGTTGCTGGCCTGTGACTCGTCCTCGATCAGCCACCGCGCGAAGCGGTGCGCATGGCCCCGGCGGGTGACACCGAACGCGGTGACTTCCTCGCCGGTGCGCCGGCCGAATCGACGGATCAACGCGGGTTCTTCGTAGATTTCGGGGGCCAGCTTGTAGCCGTCGTCGGGGTCGTTCCAGTAGACCACGGCAACCGAACGGCGCTTTTCCAGCGGCGTGATGCGGCCATAGCTGATCTGGCCGTCCACCACGTTCGATGGCGTCACAAGGATGCTAGGGTCTTCCGGGCGATCCTGCACCGCCATGACGGTGCCCGAACCCCAATAGGCCCAGCCACGGAAGTTCGACGCGATCGATGCCAGCAGGTCGTAGGCGCTGGCCGGGTTCGTGATGGCGCAGTTGATCGTATAGCGCGGTTCCGTGCCGCCGAATCCGTCGGGCACCATGCCGTCGCAATACTGCGCGATTGCGTACAGGCCCCACTTGTCGATCGCGCTTTCAGGGATGCGAGCGCCGAGGCCATATCGACGGCTGACGAGAATATCGCGGAACACCCACGCCGGATTGTCAGTCCACGCGCGCTTGAACGTGCCGTCCCATATGCCGCTATAGGCCCGCGTCACCGGGTTATAGTTGCTCGGCACTTCAATGATCAGGCCCTTGATTTCGTAGGCCCGGCCCTGAATGTTCGTCCCGAACTGCTTGGCGTCCACGGTCAGGCCGAACAGGGCGCTGTCCGGGTAGGATAGCTTGGCCTCCACCACCTCGGTCAGCAGGTCGAAAACGGTGTCGTTCTGTAGGCTGGCCACATCGCTGTCGGGCGTGATGCGCGTCACGCGCACGTCGCGCGTCGTGCCGTTGGGCAAACGAATGTCGAAGCTGCGCTGATAGGGGCTGTTCGTTTTGCCCACGAACTGCGACCGCACAATCTCGGTGAAGCCGCCGCCATCGGCCTGCACCGATATGGCCACCTCTACCGAACTCTGTTTCAGGTCGCCGTTGGTGGTGTCCTGCTGGAACAGTTGCGGCAGGCGGATCGTGACGCGCGCCACGGTCACGTCGCCGTCCTCGATCGAGCGCGTCACCGGGCCGCCGTTGGCCGTCACGTCAGTGCCGATCTGTCGCGTCAACTCCGTATCGGCAAAGCCCGGCATGAATTCCTGATCGGGCAGTCCGAGCCGCTGTTCGACCGCGACCCCGGCGAAGTTGAACGTGCCGTCCGGGTTGGCCAGTGGCGTGCCGTCGAAATAGATCGACTGCATGCCGTTGACCAAGCCGACGATTTCGCCTTCCGACACAAGGTCAACGATCTTGGCCGTGGCCTGCGATTGCAGCGAATTGGGGTCTTCCTGCGCGCTTCGCGTCGTGCCCCCGCCGCCGCCCTTGCCGCCCTTTTCAAACGCCACCCATTCGCGGCTGTTGCCGCTAAGGAAGCCGGCGGTGATGCCCACCCGATCCTTGTACGTGCCCGACAGGTACGGGTTCGCCGGATTGGTGCCGAGCGACATCGCGTTGGCGTCTGACGTGTTGATGCCTGCGCTGACCACGATCGAGCCGACGCGCATCTGGCCATAGACCAGCGGCACCGGGTGGCCCTGTTCGCTGTTGTTCTGTGCGCCGTCGAAAATGAAGCTGGCGGTCTTGGTCGCGTCCTCGCGCGCCGATGCTGCTACCGCCTTGGGCATCGACAGCACCGACACCGCCGCCACTGCGGTCAGCAGCAGGGTCGCGCCCAACAGGATCGTTTCGATGCCCGACGCCGCGCCGGCCGGCACGATATGCACGTCGCGCCCAGCAGCCAGTTGCATGCGTAGCTGTCGCTCGCCGATCACCGTGCCATCGCCAACGGCCACGGCGTACTTGCGCGCCCGGACGTAGGCCGAGAAGCCCGGCAGCAGGTGCGACAGGGCGCGCATCGCCTCGGCCGGTGACGACACGGCAAGGCTGTGCTTCCGGCCGAACTTGGTTCCTAGCCGGCCGTGCAGATGGATGGTGCGCATTTCAGGCCCTCCGCAGCCAGTGCGTTATGTGAGGCGTCCACCGGGCGATCGGGTCACGCTTCGACAGCCGGCCGGGATCGTGCGGCAGACCCGATGACGGGTGATGCAGGGAGAGGCCCCCGTCAAGCAGCACGCCAGCATGGTTCGGCACTTCCGACCTGATCGCGGCCAGCCACACATCACCCGGCAGCACCGCGGCGCGGTTGATCTGTGCGAACCCTGCGTCGGCGAAGTGCCTGCTGTAGAGATCCTTTTCGCCGGGGGTTTCGTCCTGCCACCACTCCCAATTGCGTGCAAAGTCGGGCAGCAGCACGCCGCGTTCGGTGCGATAATAGGCCCGGATCATGGCGTAACAGTCCGTCACCCCGTGCTGAAACGGGCGGCCGATCAGCGGTTCGTCATCGATAAGCTGATCGCCCCACGCGAACGGTTCGGTGGTCGCGGTGCCGTTGGTGCTGACTATGACAAACGGCACCTCCATTTCCATCTGCGAAATCATATCGGTTTCGCTCGGGCAGTCGGGGCCACCGGGGTGGCTGTGGCACAGCGCGCGCAGGTTGCCGATGGCCATCTGCTGCGCCACCACGCGGCGATCGGCCAGCGCGTGACGCTCAGCGGCGTCGCCCGCGGCGTGGTTCGTCAGCGGCAGATACGCCCCGGCCGCATCGATCATGCCGATGCACTCGCGCGGAAACTCGGCGATGGCGTGCTGGCGTAGGGCAAGGGCCGCCGCAGGGGTGGTCAGGGGCGTGCCATCGAGCATGCGGGCCATCACTGCCCGCATTATCGGCTTCGCAGTCTGGCGACCCCCGGAAAGGCCCGCGTGGGCAGCACGGACTTTGCGCCGAACCGCGCCTTGCAGCAGGTGCCGAGGCGCTTGGAAAAGACTTCGGCCCACGGATCGGACGGCAGCCCGGCTTCATCCTTGGGCGGCCCGGTGTAGGGGCACGTCACATTGGTGTAATCGAACCCGGTGCCGTCCCACACGCGGGTGTCATGCCCGCACCAATCGCGCACGATCTGGCGCGCCGGCAGGGCAACGCCCTCCTGATCCATCTGGGCGACGCATACCCACTGGATTTCGGTGTCGGTGTGCTTGGCCTTCTGCGACAGCAGGTACACGTCGGGCGGCAGCATATCCGGCCCCGGCGTAGCGCCGTCGTCCAGATAGGTCTCATAGGTGCGCAGCCGGGTCAGGATCGCGCCTTGCAGATCGTCGTGCTGTTCCACCAGCGCGGTGAAGGTGTTTTCGACGTTCGATACGAGGAAGTCGGGCCGGGGCAGCGTGCCGGTGGTGGTCAGTTCGAACCCGTCGGCCTCGATCGGGTGCGGCGCATATTGCTCGCCTTGGAAGCTGATCAGGCCGCTGCCGGTATGGCCCGGCGTCAGCCGCACGATGCCCATGCCGAACATCGACAAGTCCAGTTCGTAGAGCGTCACCTCCGCGCCGAGGTCCGACGCCTGCACCAGCCCTCGGATCGTCACAGGTCGAACTCTTGTTCAAGGTTGATCGAACAGTCCTGCACCTGAAAGCCGCTCGGCTTGTTCTGCCATCCGGTGGCGGTCCATTTCAGCATCGCCGGCTGCGCGTACGGCTTCCAATCGACCACGCCGACACCCGCCAAATCTTCGAAGAACAGCCGCAGGGTTTCGGCGTCCTCGTCGCTGATCCGAGTCCACACCAACTGCCACCGCTGCGGCGCGTTATTTATGCCCCTCGCCTTGCGCTGCGATTGGCCATCGCCGAACTGCACGCGGTTGCGGTTATAGTTCTGCGCGCCCGCCGTGCCGTAGGACAGGGCCACGGCGTCGTCCGTCGAATTGATTTTCGGTATCTCGGCCATCACCCGCTCATCACGCTAGGGGCGGTCTTCGTCAATGCCCCGCCCGATCGCTTGGCGTTGGCAATCTCGGCGCGCACGATCGTCACGAACTGCGCCTTGATTTCGCGCGCCTGATCCTGCGCACTGGCGGCGTCGCCCGTGGTCTGCACGTTGATGTCGCCGAACGACAGCGACCAGCTATCCCCCGCGCCGCCGCCGACCACCGCCGCCGCCGCGTTGTCATTGCTGGCGCGGCGCGTGCCGGCGGTCAGGTTGCCCGAGTTCATCGCTTGCAACAGTGCTTCGTTGCCGGGCCGCGCCACCGCAGCAGCGTTCACCACGAACTCGCCGTTGCTGGCGTTGATCGGCACGCTGTCGTCGCGTGGCCCGCCCGGCCCGCGAATCTTGCCGCCATCTGCAAAGTTCAGCTTGGCCGATTGGATCGTGGACACGATGCTGGCGGCGTTGGCAGCGACCACCGCAGCCGCGCCGATGTTGGCCGGGAACGGTAGTGACAAGGCGTTCGCGATGCCCTGCTGAATCTTGATCACCGACTCCGCGATGGCGAAGCCCTTACTGATCAGGAACAGGCCCTTGTACACCGCGCTCTGCTTGCCGACGCTATCGGTGGCGATGCTCAACAGGCTGTCGGCGATCGACGCCGCCGAACCGATCGCGGCGTCGCGGCGCGCATCATCGATCTGGCGCATGCGGTCGCTGTGCTTGCGCGCGATAGCCTCGCGAATGCCGTAGCACTCGGACTCGAGAATGGTGCCGGCTTCCAAGTTGGCGCGCAGCTTTTCAAGGTCGGCATCGCGCTCGGCGTTCGCGTCCTCGCGCTGGGCGTTGTCCGAGAAGGTGCCGCCCAGCGAGGCGTTGCCGGGCAGCCCGCCCTTGAAGTCGCGCGCCGACTGCCCGAGTTCACCGACGCGGGCACTGAACGTCGTTTGGCTGATCGCGCCCTGCGCTAGCAGCGCATTCAGCGCGGCAAGCTGGGCGCGATAGTCCTCGATCGGCTGACGCACTGCGCCGAGAATATCCGACTGCCGCTGTAGTGCGTCGCCGATCTTGATGGAGTCGGCGATCTGCTGCGCCTGCACCGGGGTCAGATCGCGGCCCAGCCGGGTGGACTCGTCAAGCTGCGCGTTCAGCACGGCGCGATCCTGCCCCACCACGCCCTGCAACGCGCGCAGTCGGTTCAACGGTTCGACATACGCCTGATCGAAGTGGCGGGCCGTCTCGCGCGAATCGGCGTCCGTCAGTGCCGCGCTGATCTTGCCGCGCTCGCCCTCGGTGGCGGCGCGATCGAAGCGTCGATTGAAGTCGGCCAGCGTGCGGTCGATCTTGGCCTGTAGCGTTTCGGTCTGGCCGTCGAAGCCGCGGCTGGCCGCTTCATCGACCACGCCCTGCACGAAGTCGCTTTCCTGTTCGCGCTTGCGGGCTGCCGCTTCCTCGGCAGTCTTGCGGCGCGCCTCGGCCTGTTCCTGCGCCGTCGCGGCGCGCACGTCGGCCTGCGTCTCGTCGGTGCGGTAGCGCCCGCCACGCGGGTCCACGTACCGCCCGCCAACCTTGACCCGGTAGTCTAGGTGATTGCCGGTGGACACGCCGGTACTGCCCACAGCGCCGATCTGCTGGCCCTGCCCGACCTTGGCACCCTTGTTCGTCAGCACCGACGACAGGTGGCCGTATTCGGTGATCGTGCCGCCGCCGTGGTCAACGATGATCGCGTTGCCCAGCCCGCCCAGTTTGCCGGCATAGATGACCACGCCGCCGGCTGCGGCCTTGACCGGGGTGCCCAGCGGCGCGGCGATGTCGATGCCTTTGTGGAATGTCGAAGCGCCGGCCGTGGGGGCGGCGCGCGGGCCGAACCCGGACGACACCCGGCCACCCGACACCGGCGATATGAACCGCGTTGTGTCGCCGCCGCTTGCCTTGTCCAGCCGTTCAGCCGCCTGCGTCGCCTCGATCGCGGCAGACTTGCGCTGTTGCAGCCGTGCGATCTGCGCCGTCAGCGATGCGTCCACCGCCTTGCCGGCGTTGACCTGCTTGCGCGCGGCCAGTTCCAGCGCGCTGATCTGCTTGTCGTACTCGCGCGTCACGCGCCCGACCGCAGTGGCCTGCTGCGCGCCGACTTCTACGGCCAGATCGATGCGGGTCTGCTGGACGCGCGTTTCGGCTTCACGGATCGCGGCGTCCTGCTTCTTGATCCGCTCTTGCAGGTCGTTCGACCGCTGCAACCCGCCCTGCGCCGCCAGCCCGGCGTTGCCCGAGCCGGTGTTCGTCGCGCCGTTGAACTCGGTGCGCGCAGCTTCCTGTTCCAGCAGTGCCTTGGTGACGTTCCGAATGCTGACGATGCGTTGCAGGTTGATCTTGGCTTCGATGTTGGCCTGTTCGGCCGACGATCGCGTGGCCTCCACCGACTTGCGCGTGGCGTCCGTGCCGTCGCGGATCGCAGCGGTGACACCTTCCTGCGTCAGCTTGAAGCGATCCTTGGCGACGCGGTTGGCCTCGGTTTCCTTGGCATCCTCGCGCAGCTTCTTGACCGCCTCGTCAATCGCCGAGCCGGTGTTGAAGAACCGAACCGCCAGCCCGCCCAGCACGACGCCGGCCGCCAGCACGATCGAGCCGAACGGCCCAGCGATGAAGCCCGCGGCCTTGCCCAGCGCGCCCTTGTCGCCCAGCGCCAGCGTCAACGCCGATGCGGTCTGACCGCCCTGCTGCGCCAGCACCGTCAGCGGGCTGATGCCCATCGCCAGCGTGCTGGTGATGTCCTGCACCTGAAACCCGAGTTGCTGATAGCCGGCGCGCTGCTGGCCAACCGATTGCGTGTTCGTGCGCACGCCGTCGGTGGCCAGCTTCTGGACCCGCGCGAATTGCTCCTGCGAAATGGTGCCGGCGTCCAGCGCGCGCTTGGCGTCGCCCAGCAGGTTGTTCAGGCGCGCCAGTTCGGCAGCCTCGGTATCGACCGCGGCCAACACGCGGCGGGTGGATGCTTCCAAGGCGGTTTGCCCCTTGGCAGCATCGCCGGCCCCCTTGCCGACGTTGGCCATGCCCTTGCCGACCTTATCAACCGACCCGTTCAGCCGATCGAGCGAGGTGGCCAAGGCGTCCTGCGACTTGCCGACCGTGGCCGACTGTGCCGCAACGCTGCCCAGCGTCTTGTCGAGGCCGTCCAGCCGGGCAGTCAGGCCGCCCACGGTGCGATCGAAGGCGGCCTGATCGAACGCGCTGTTGATCGCGGCCTTGGTGTTCTTCGCCTCGGTGGCGATGCCGCGCAGGTCTTGCTTGACCTTTTGCGAGCCGGGGCCGGTCTGTGCGTCGATCGGCACTACGATGCGATATTCAGACACCGCCGGACTCCTGCTTTAGCTGTTCCAGACGCCATGCGCGCTCGGCGTTGTCCATGCGCTGTACCACAGCCCACAGCACATCGGCCACATCGCGCGGCAGGTGCTTGTCGCGCGCATAGGTTCTGGCCGCCGTCCACGGGATCGGCCCCATATCGACCAGCCGGCAGGTGGTCAGGTCACGGTAGGCTTCGTTGAAGAACGCGACCCCGCGCACCTCGGGCGGCTGCGCCAGATACCAAGCCGGCAGGGGTCGCTTCTTCTTACGGGCAGATTTCACCGAGTAGCCATCGCGGTCGAACCGAAGTTCCCACGTCAGCCGCTCGGCTATTAGTTTCCCAGCTTTTCGCCCTGCTGGGCGGTGATCACCGGCCGGCCGCGGAAGTTGGCGATGTTCTGCGACCAATTGCGGAAGCCGCGAAACTCATTCAGCGGGATCGCCTTGAGGAAGGCCAGCGCGACGGGTTCGCTGACCGGCACTTCCTTGCCCTTGGCGTCGGTGACGGTCCAGCTACGGATGCAGCACTTGGCCAGCAAGTGCCGGTCACGTTCCTCGTCGGCCAGCAGGGCTTCCACCATGCGCTTGATCCGGCCTTCTTCGTCGTCCTCGGCCAACACGGGAAGCGCCGAGGCTTCTGCCCGACGAACCGACTCCCGCACACGCTCCGTCAGATAGTCCATGTTGTCATCTGTCATAGGCGACAGGGTGATCATGGGCGCGCCGGGCAAGTCATCGAACGTATAATTGGCGGTGACATCGCTCGGCACCTGTAGGGCCTCGAATTGCGAGAAGTCGGTCATCTGGCATCAGTCCTTAGTCGCAGGGTTGAACGGGCAGGAACGGGAAGAACGACAGCCCGAGCGTGAACCCATATTCGTCTTCCTGATGCGCCGCAAACGCCCCGTTAAGCAGCACCGATTGGTTCGCCGGGTACTCGCGCCCGCCGCCGCTCAAGGTGCCGCTTGGCAGATCGAACGCCACGCCGCCGTCACCGTTGCGCAGCACCCAATCATAGCCGATCGTCTTGTTGCACCGGATACGCTCGATCATATCCGGGTTCGTGAAGATCAACTGACTCTCCACGTCGCATTCGAAATCGCCGATGTTCAGGTAGCGCGCGCCCAGCTTGCCCAGCACCTTTTCGGCCGACACGTTATTGGTCAGCGTGAAGGTCGCGCTCTTGAAGTCGGTGGTCAGGCCGGCTTCGTCCACGTCCTGCGCGCGCAGCCGGGCGATGTCCGACGACGTGCCGAAGGCCGCGGTCTGGCCGCCCACCTTGGCGTTGGCCGCGTTCAGCGCGCGCGCCGCACTCGGCTTCAACACGTCGGTGCCGACGAAGCCGAAGGTGATCGTGGCCTTGCCCGTCAGCGGGATCGCAATGGACATCGCATCGGCGTAGTTGCCGAGCGCATATTCGAAGCCGGTGGCCCCGCCCGGCATCAGGTTGGGGCTGCCCAATTCGAACTGATTGGACACCTCCAAATAGTCGGGGTGCTGCGTGTTCACGTTGCGAATGAACTGGCCGAACAGAATGTCGATCGACAGCGGCGACCCGCCCGCCCCGTTTGCGGTGCCGTCGTCAGTCACGAAGTCGAAGTCGCGCTTGGCCAGCGTCAGCTTGTTCGGGGCCACGATCTGCACCCGCGCAAAGCCGGTGTTCACGTCTGCGAAGAACTGGTGCGCCAGATCGTCGCCGCCGATGTAGATCACCTGATTGGTGGTGATGCCCGTGGTGGTGAAGTTCAGCGCCGTGCTGATCAGGTTGCCGTCGGCGTCGATGCGCAGATCGCCCGGCGCGCCACGGATGCCGGCGATCGACACTTCGACCATGGCCGACGCGGCGGGCACCTCGGCGATCGTGCCGACAACCGGGATCAGCACGGCACCGGGTGCAGGCGCTGCCGACAGCGCGAACAGCACGTTGTTTTCCTCGTTGGTGAAGCCGTGGGCCTTGATCAGCGTCTTGGCACCGCCCCCGGTGTAGATCAGCCGGCCAGCCTGCGCCGCCGACAGGGCCGGCACCGTGAAGCCGCCGCCGGTGGCCGCGCTGGTCAGGTAGGCGTCGCCGCCGACCGAGCGCGCAAACACGAACGATTCCGCCAAGCGGCGCAGATGGGCCAGCGTCAGATCGGCTTCGATTTCGACCGCGCTATCCAGATCGGTCACAACCTGCTTGCGGCGCACGCGCGCCTTGCTGATCGGTGAACGGCTGGTCTTGGCGATGGTGGTGCCGAACGAATTGATCGTGTTCGGTTCCAGTTCGAACCACTGCGGGTCTGCCGGCAGGGTGTTCAACGTCGCCTCACGCGCAAAGGAGAGCGACATTCCATTAGTTACTACGCGGCCCATGGTCGTGGCTCCTGTGCTGGTGATGGTGTGCTTATTTCAAATCTTCATACTCGTAGCGGCCCTGAACCGCTATCCCCCGCCACCGGCCGCCGTCCATGTTGACGGCCTCGCCGATGTCCACGGCGGCGAAGCGAATATCGTTCGGCTGGAACCGGCACCCTTCGAACACGTCGCGCGCCGCGCCCGCCAGTGCCACCAGCGGGCCATCGCCGCCCTGTCCGGCCAATTGGTGCACCTGCATGAACACCCGCCCGGCGCGCGCGAACCGGCGGTTGCCGGGGCTGCCAAGTGATTCCTGCTGCGACGGTGCCGACAGGATCGAGAAGCGCACCCACCGGCCATGCGGCGGGTCAAGCGGCTCGTCGGCGATGGCCACCGGGGTGCGATCGTTCCACGCGGTCAGGAACCGCTCGGTCAGGGTTTCGTGCACCTGTTCGTCTGTCGTCATAGCGGCCTCGGTTTGGTCTGGCGCGCAGCACCGGCGCGACGTTGAAAGGCGGCGCGGCGCGGCGCGGCGGCAGCGGTGTCGCGTACTGCGCGCTCGATCGCGTTCTGCACGAAGCCGGCCGGCGCTTGGCCCGAATAGCCTTCGTTCAGCCGCACGATGTAGGGCACGTTGCTGGTGACGAAGATGGTGCCCGCGCCCACCTTCCACCCAAGCACGTCGTTCAGCCCTTGGCGGGCCAAGGCGGCGCGGGCGTTCACCTGCGCCGCCGTCGCTTTGCCGTTGGGCTGGCGACCGTCCACGCTGGACGGCTCGCCGATCGTCGGCATCCAACTGGCCGCTGCCCACCCGGTATCGACCGGGGTGCCGGCCGGTGGGCTTTCGCGCAGTTCGGCGTCCACGTTGGTCGCCAGCCGCACAACCTCCCGTGCCGTATACAGGTGCAGGTCGGCGATGATGACCGACACCTGATCCGGCTCTGCCATGGCTTAGTCGGTCTTGGTGTCGCCGGTGCCGCCCGGCGCGCCTGTGCCCGCTTCGCCTTCACCTTCGCGCAGATCGGCGTCGTCAATGTCGGCGGTCGTCGGGGTGTCGGCCAGTGCGTCGGCGTCCTCGATCGCCTTGTCGCGGGCCGCCTCGGCCTTGGCCCGGCCACGGAACCTCTGATTGATGCCGGGGCCGCGCACCAAGAAGCTGCCGCCGCCCAGATCGTCAATTTCGGTCAACCGTTCGGCGGCGGCGCGGTGCGTTTCCACCGGGGTGGCGCTGGCCTTGTCGGCATAGATCGCCAGCCCGGCAGCGAACAGGCGATCGGCGGTTTCGGCGTCCACCTCGCCGGCTGCGGCGGGGCTGTCCGTCACCGTGATCGGCGTGCCGGCGTTCAGCGGGTGGCCCGCCACCTTCTTGAACTTGGCCATGGCCAAGGGCTTCGTGGCGTCGCGCGTCGCGGTGGTCATGGTGTCGATCCTTTCGCTGTTCCTGCGTCACATACACCAACGGCGCGCCCTCGGGATAGAGGACGCGCCGCGGTCGCAGGAGACGACTGTTTATTCGGTGGGCGGGTCGCCCTCGGGCTTCTCGGCTTCGGGTGGCCCTTCGGCGCGCAGTTCGTCGGCGCGGGCGTTGGCGGCTTCTTCGTCGGTGAAGTCCTCGGGGTCGGCCAGCCACTCGGCGGTCACGATCCACGTGCCTTCGTCGGCACCGGCCGAGACCTGCACGGGGTCGGCCGGTTCGTCCTCGGGCGGGCCATCGTCGCGCAGCTTCTGCGCTGCGGCCTCGGCGTTGACCTTGCCCTTCACCTTGAGCGGTTCGGCCAGCCACGGGGCCGTCACCATGTAATAGCTGCCCTTCTTGGGCGTGATCACCCGCACCAGTTCGGTGGGGTCATCGGTCGCGGCCTCGGCCGGTTCCATGTTGATCGTGCGGGCCTGATACAGCAGGCCCAGCTTGCGATCGGGGATGCCCAGCTTGTTGAAGGGCTGGCCCTTCACGTACTGGACCCCGCCGTACAGATACGACTTGGCGGCGGTGAAAGGCCGGGTTGGGTCGAACTTTTCACGCACCGCCATAGTCGTATCCTTCATCAGTTGAGCGAGGGCCTGTTAGCCCGCGCTGTACGCGCCCTTCACGAACACCGCCAGATCATCGCTGACCTTGGCCAGCGCGTACGCCTGCCGATTGTGGAAGTAATCGGTGTAGGCGCGATCGTCGCGACCGCGCGACATCACGCCGCCCATATCGCTGGTCTGCCCCGGCACCAGCCCGGTCCACGTGAAGTTCGCGATGGCCGTCGGGCTGTCGATCGTGGGGTTCGGGTCGATGTACGCCAGCAGCGCCGCGTTCGGATCGGCGATGTACTGAAGGTTCACACCGCCGCGCTGATCGTTGGGCATGCGTTCCTCGGCGGCGTTGTACAGCGCGCGCGCGACGCGCACGTTGTCCACTTCGAACATCGACGCCATCGTGTCGTTCGTGATCGCGGCCGACGAGGTGTACTTGATCCGGTCCACGATTTCGGGGTGGTTCTTGAGCGCCTTTCGAACGTTCGACCCCAGCACCAGCGTGTTCGGCTCCATGCCGGTCGCCATGCGAATGCGCTCCTTCCAGTCTTCGATGTCCTGCAACGGCGTGGATGCGCCATCGCCCCATTGAAGGAACTGGTCGGCCCCGGCGTCCGGGTCGGCCGCGACGCCCGACACCTTCATGCCCCACGCCGCATCGTTAAAGAACTTCTGCACCCACAGGCGATCGGCGCGGATCATCTGCTTATTGGTCAGCAGGCGCGTGGCGTTCTCGTCAAGGTTGACCTGATTGCGAGCGTTGCGGCGCTGGCGATCGTCAACGGTGTGTTCGAGCGCCCATTCCTCGGCGCTGTAGCTGCCTTCCTCGATCGCATAGCCGACCTGCACCGGGCGACCACCGAGCGGGCGCACCTGCGCTTCGTCGCGCCAGAAGTAGCCGACCGGAAAGACGTTATACTTGCCGGCTTCGTTGACCACGGGAACGGTCGAAGAAGCGACACCGGCGACGAAGATGGCCGAGTCAGTTTGCAGCGCGTAGCTGTAGTTCGTCAGGTATTCGTTCGGGTTCTGAATACCCGCGATGTCGTTGACCTTACGCATTTTAGATTCCTCCGATTAAGGCCAACGCCTTTTGCGGTTGGTGGTGGGGGCGACCCGGCCGGCTGGCCGGGTCGTGTTAGACGCGATCGAGTTCGATTTCGGCGAGGACGCCCGCGGCCGATGCCGGGAAGATCACCGTGCCGGCCGGGTTGGTGGTGCCCACGATGGCCCGGCCCTCGGCGTCCGACTGCACGACATCGCCGACCGCCAGTGCAGCGCCCGCGACGACGCGAAGCTGATTGCCGGTGTTGATCGAGGTGTGCAGGCCGACATTCTTGCCTTCCGAAATGATGCCGGCGACCTTCTCGCCCGCACCAGCCACGGCAAACTTCGGACCCGCGACGCGCTTGGCGAAGCGGTTTTCCTTGCCGCGCAGATCGGTCGCCGACTCTTGGCAATCGGTCTGCGAGCCTACTTGGCGCTGAACGGTCATTGTGCTGATCCTTCTCTACTGCGGGGTTTTCGATGCGGCCGGGTTAGGCTGCTGCGGCCTCGGCATGTGCCTCGGACTCGGCTTCCTGTTCGGCCATCGCCGGGTGCGCCGCGGCGAACAGGTCGGGAGCCTCTTGGCGCGCCTTCGACATCGCATCAGCGGTGCCGATGTTGTCGCGCTTCTTGACCTCGGCCACCTTGGCGTCGAAGTCGCCCTTGGCCTTGGCCAGCCCGGCGGTCTGCACCGGGGCGGTCTGCGTATCGCCGAAGCGCGAGAAGGCGGTGGCCTGCGCCTTGTTCAGCGCGTCCAGCCCCTTGATCACGTCGGCGCGCTCGGGCGAACCGGCCGGCATTGCGTCGGCCGTTTTCAGGATGCTGATCGCGGTTGCCTTCGCAACGTTGGGGTACTCGGTGGCGCGCTTTTCCAGCGTGACCGTGGTGGACGACTTCGACAGGTCAGCGACCTGTGCGCGCAGCGCGTCGTTCGACTTCGCCAGTGCCAGCGTGGTGTCGCCAGCCGACTTACGAATGTCGATGCCGTCGGTGGTGGTGTACAGCACCGGGTCGCCTTCGTTGGCCTTCGACACGATCGTGGTGCGCTCGTCGTCCGACTTGGCGAGGAAGGCCACCTTGGCGTCCTCGGCCAGCGTGTCGTAGTGCTTGCGCACGTCGGCGGTCATTGACAGTTCGGCGACCTTGCGCACCAGCGCGGCATTGTCGGTGTCGGGCTTCGCCTTGGCCAACGGGCCTTCGATCGGCAGCGCGTCTTCCGCGCCCAGATCGGTGGCAGCCTTGGTGATCATCGCGGCGTGCGCCACGGTGTCAGTGGCCGGGTTGAACTTCGCGACAGCGGCCAGCAGGGCCGCCTTATTGGTGATCGACATTTCGTTGGTCTCCTGCTTCGAAAGGTAAGTGTCCACGGCCTTGGCAACCGCGCCGGCCAGTTCTTCGTCGGTGGGCTTGCCGCCGTTTTCGCGCGCCGCTGCGATCGCGTCGTCAGCAAGTTGCTTGACCGATGCCAGCCATGCGTCAGCCGCTTCGCTGCCGTCGCCGCCCGCCTCAATTTCATCGGTCATCGCAGTGCGGAACGCATCGTTACGCGACCACAGATTGTCGAATGCGCCGTAAAAGGCGTTCGACACGCGCTGACTGACCAACTGTGCACCGAGGGCTTCTTCGAACGTGGCCTTGGCTAGCCCGAGCGGCGTGGTGTCGGCCGACTTGAACAGCGCAACCTTGGCGTGGGGGTTCATGCCCTTGCGGCAGAACGACACTTCGGCGACGTGGATATTGCGCAGCGTAGACATCAGGAGTCCTCCCCGCGATCGGCGCTGCCGCCGATGCTGAACGACACGTAAGTGCCGTCCTTAACGCCCTTCCACACAGTATCGTCGTGGACGTGATAGCCGCCCCACCACGCCACCGCGGGAATGTCGATCGTCACTTCAATGCCGGAATCGGCGAACGCCTTCGTCATGGCGGCGCATTTTTCGGGGGTGAAGAACATGCTTTCGATCAGGTCGCCGACGCCCTTGCGGACGTGGTTTTCGCCCGCGATCCGCGCTTCCAGCACGTGGCCATAGGCCGCGGCTTCCAGTGCGTCGGGGCACACCTTGTCGTCCTCGTCGTCAATGACCATTGCGTCGCCGATCTTGGCGACCGAGAAGATGCCGAACACGTGCCGCTTCTCATCGTCCACCTTCATTATGGTGGCCGTGCTGCTGCTCAAGGTCTTGGCAATGGTCGTCAAAAGATGCCTCCCACGGCGCGGGTTCGGCAGCTTCGCTTGGGTGGCGGTAGCGGGGTGCGCCTTTTCAGCGTCGGTTCCCACTAGCCGCTTCTTATCCCGACTCCTGCTTGGCGCATAGCCCTCGCGTTATTTGCGCCGAATCCGGGTGGTTAGATGGCATCGACACTGGACGACTTCTGATGCGGGTGCATCCGGGTCGCCGGGATAGCGGATCGGCCCGTGCTTGGTCTGCCAAGGCTCGCCCCAATCGCGGGTTTGGCCGTTCAGCAGCAGGTGCGTGCTGCGCTCGCGCCCGTCCAGCCGTGTCACCCACTTGCGGGTCAGGTCGCGCGCTTCGACCACGCCATCGGCAATGGCCTGCCGCCACCCTTCTTCGTTGCCTTCGTTGACCGCACGCATGGCCTCGGTGCGGCCGATCACCTCGGCCCGGTATTTGATGTACCGATTGGCGTAGGCCGTCGCCATCTTGTCGATGCGCTCGGGGTCCAGCGGCCTGCCCTGCTTGACGGCGCGCCTGATCACGCTGTCGCTGCCCTTGTTCCGCAGGGCATTGTCCAGCGCGGCAAGCTGCGACCTCGACCCGGTTCCCACCCGTTCCAGCTTGGCCCGATAGTTGGCCACATGCTCCCATTGCTTCTCGGTCAGGCCCACGCTGTCGCGGAAGTCGCGCGCCTGTTCGCGCGGGTTCGCGCCGCGCTCCACGCCGCTGATCAGGGCGGCGCTGGTGGCCCGGCGTTGCTCGGCGGTGAACTCGGCGATCATCGACAGGCGGTTGGCCTGCATCGCCGCCACCGCGTTGGTGTTGACGTGATCGAAGACGGCGCGCCCGACGCCAGCCCCGGCGATGAAGTCGGCCGTAGATTGGCCCGAGGTGATGAAGGCGAAATTGGAAGCCGCGCCCAGATCGTCGGCAACGCGCATCAGCTTCTCGATCGCTTCATCGGGTCGTCCGCGCGCCAGCAGATCGGCCAGTTCGTCCAGATCAAGGCTGTCCTTCATCGCGGCGACCGCGGTGTTGAATATACCCGCGATCCGTTCTTCCTGCTGATCGATCAGCCGGGCCAGCCTGATGGCGGGGTCTTCCACGGCTCGAGTCGGCCCAGCCTCGCGCGCCGCACGCGCGCCCAGCTTGGTGGCTGTGGCATTGCGGGGCGGCAGGGGGTCGGCTGGCCGGGCGGGTGTGGGCGCGACGCGCGGGGCAAGGCCCGCCTGTTCGGCCAGTGTGGCGGCGTCCACGCTGATCGGCAGCGCCGACCCGTTGGCTGCGGTCGCGATCGTATCGAGGCCGCCGGCCAAATCGCCCGCTTCGATCAGGTCGGCAAGCGCGCCCTGATTGATCCCGTTGCGAGCCACCAGCAGGTCGATGACGGCGCGCACCAAGACTTCGGCCGCACCGTACGCCGACAGCAATTGATCAAGGCGCGTGATCACGCCCTAGACCCCATCGGGGCCGGTGCTGTCGCTGCACAGATACGTGTAGACCGCAGCAGCAGGATCGCGGCCGATTGGGCGGGTAACGGTGGCGGTGATTCCCTCGATCGTGATGCTATCGCCCTGCACCGGGATGCCGCCGGCCGGGATCGTGTCACCGATCAGGGTGGCGATGCGATCGGTGATCGCCAGTTCGACGCCCACCGGCACGTCGGCGTTATCGTCCCAGAACCCTGCGCAGGCGAATGGCACATCGCTGACGGGCCGCCCGGCCGACAGGTTGCCCGGCACGCGCTCGCCGCGCACCTTCTTGGTGATCAGCACGTCCATCAGGCTGTCGCCCATGGCCCCGGCGATGATCGCGGCGATGTCCACGCCGAATAGCACGTTGCCCATCAGTCGAAGTCCGTCCACGGGTCGCATTCGAACCGGCCGCCCAGCGGGCGGAACTCGCACCCGGCGTTGATGCCGCTGACGTACGGCTCGGCGTTGGTGTCCTCGCCGGGCTTGAGGACCGTGCCGGGGCACAGCAGGCCGACGGCCAGCAGATAGTCCCACAGCGGCTGCGGAATCGGCAGCACGGTCGCGACCACCTTGCCGGTTTCGAAGAACTCCACCTCGGCGCTGCCGGCCTTGGCCGATTTGATGCCGCCGACCGAGGGCGTGGGCGCGACGAGGCTGGGCCGGGTCAGCACGTCAGCGGCCAGCAGCGCGTTCACCTCGGCCACGATCGGGTCGATGTTTTCGGTGGTGGACGGAAGGCCGTTGCACCACGGCAGCACGCGCATGATGCGCGCCGCGCTGACGAGGCCGCGCGCCTTGGCTTCTTCGTTGCGGGTCGCCCACGGCGCGGCGCGCAGCACGTCGCCGGCCATCACCTGATCGGCGAACGCAACGTCGGCGTACGCCGGGAAGGAGTAATCCCCGATTGCGATCATCACCATTACTTGGCCCTCCGACGGCGCGCCCGGCGCGACTTGGTCCACCGCGACTTGTTGACCGTGGCCCCGCCCGCCAGCGGCTCGTCGGCTTCCGGGTCTGGCACCTCATCATCGATCACGTCGGGTTCCTTGCGACGCGCGTTCAGCGACGCATCGGCGGGGTCCATTTCCGGCGCGTGCGAAAGCCCGAGCATATCGCGCACCTCGTTGATGGCGGGATCGTCCAGGGCCAGCACAGCGCCGGCCGACGCCATATCGTTCAGGGCCTGCGTCAGTTCGGCGATGTCCTGATCACCGACGCGGCTGACGGCAAGCTGTGGGCGCAACTCATCAGGCCACCCGTTCAACTCGGCGATCGGGGCCATGATGTCGCGGTCGAACACTTCCACCAGTTCCGACAGCGTGGACGTGACGGTGACATAGAACGTGCCGGTTTTCGACTTGCCCAGCGCCAGCGATCCGCCGCCGTTCTCGCCCAGCATCAGATCCTCTTGGCCCAACACGCGCGCCATATCGTGGTTCATGCGGGTGATCGCGGCGGCCATTTCGGCGAAGCTGCTAGCGTCGCCCGTCAGCAGTTCCACGGCCCACTTCGGCACCGACGACGGCTTGGTCTTGCCGTCGGCGTCCACCTCCTTGAACGTGTCGGACGGTAGCAGCATGCCCGACTTCTTCGACCGCACGTGCTTTTCAACGAAGTCGCGCAGCGGTTGGATCATGCGCAGCCGCTTGGCCTCGGCCTCCACCCGTTCCGGGCCTTCCGGCTTGGCATTGACCGCAGCCTGCAACTCGCCCAGCGGGCCGCGCGCGACCGGAATGCCCTTTAGGTCAGTCTCGAATCCAATCTTTTCCAGATCGAGGAACTGTTGCAGCCGGTGCGCCGACTTGGCCAGATGGTGAAACAGGCCCTGCCCTTCCGGGTGTTCGGTCAGGGTGTTGTCCACCGCGTAGACGCACTTCCCTATCGGTATCGTCACCTCGGCGCGACCCGGCACCTGCTGCACCACGGCTTCGACCGTGCCGCCGCCATCGCGCACCCACCGGACGATCGAACGCTGTGGGCGCATTTCGATGTCTTTTAGGCCGATCGTGCCATCCGGCAGCCGCTTGGCGGTCCATTCCATGATGACGAAGCCGACGAAGCGGAACAGCGCCGCCTTGCGCACCACGGTGGACCAACTGGTGGTCATGCCGAACAGCATATCATAGGCGGCGTCGGCGTAGCCTTGCGCGATCGGCGCTTCGTTGGCGTTCAGGCCATCCGGCGGGTTCACGGTCCACTCGGCCGATGCGATCAGATTGAGGAAGCGGCGCACCCCGGCCGCGATGATCGAGAAGTCGCGCACGTTGGTTTCGAACACCGCATAGCGTTCTGGCCCCATCAGGTTGACGAATGGGCTATCCTCGCCGCCGAACGTCTGCCCGATACCATCGACCGGGCCGGCGCTGCTGCCCAACGTGGCAGTGGGGGCGACGGCCTTTGCGACCTCGCCCCCACCGTTGCTGCCCAGCACGCTGCTGAACATTTGCCCAAACCGACTGGCCACCGCGCGCTCCCTATCCGATGCAGGGCATATCGCACGGCTGGCGGCTCCGGTCTATGTGGCCCCGACTATCCCGTGACGTTCGATCCGCCGTTGACGTTGTGCAACGCCAGCGCGTTCGGGCGAGTATAGTCCTTGTCGTGATCCATGATCGTCCAGTTGTTATTGTCGTTCGCGACTTTGATACCGCCCTGATCGTACATGCACATCAGATCGCCGCACTTAGTATTCCAGCGGTTGATGTAGTATTCATAAAGCGCCCCGTGTTCGGCGCTCTTGTAGATAAGCGGGAAGAAGGTCGTGGTGATCGCGGCAGGCCAAGAGCCACGCTGGACCCAATGATGGCCCGCTTCGTAGCATATCCACCGGGGGCGGCGGGCAAAGGTGGCCTGCATCCAAATATCCATTGCCGCTTTGCTGGCGGCGCTTTGGTCAATGATTGCGTCGATAGCTTCGGTAGCGATAGCAAGATACGCGGCTTTGAATGCTGGAACATCCGTAGCGACAAGGTTCTTCTGCGCAGCACCCCAACCTGTACGGTTGTCGCTATATGACCCAAGATCGTATCCGGCTTGACCGCCACCAAAGTAGGGTGCGGTGGCAAAGGCATCGTGCAATGCACCCAACCCTCCCCAGCTAAGGATTTGCTGATAGGACGAAATGCCAGAGCCGGTGGACCACGCCACAACACGCACAGCCCGATCGCGGGCAATGCCCATTTCATCCATCTGTTCATTGATGGCCACAATCGTCTGCTTTGCCCTGTCGGAAAAAACGAACTTCTTTGCTTCGTTGCAATCAAAGTTGTTCGCGATAACCGTCCATGCAGCGTTCGTCGTTCCCGCGACTGCGTCGGCTGACGAGTTTGCCGTGATCGCGCGATTGGCCTGCAACACCAGCATGCCGACGCCGTTTAGGCTCTTGATGTAAACGTATTTGCCCTGCGCGTATGAGACCGATGGGATGCCTGTGAACCCGTCGATGTTCCCGCTTTCATCGGTCAGGCCGGTGATCGCCGCGACTTGCAGCGGAGCGAGGGCATTTACACCATTCGAGCGATACCCCTTGGCGACGCCTTCCATTGCGGCCCAAGCGGCGATCCAAAAGGCGTTATTCCATACCTCGTTGGACAGTTCGAAGTATGCGCGCCGCCCCGCGGCAAGCCCGCCTGCGCCGTAAAACTTCGCGACCACGGCCTTGATGGCGGCCACAGACCAATTCCAGCCGATGCAGACCCAAGGATCGGTGCCGAACCCGTTGCTTTCGTCAATGATGGTATCGAAGCTAACCGGACCCATGCCAGTTGGCCCGGTGTAGAAATCCGAAATGCTATTGCGGATTGCGAACTCCCCGTTGGTGTTCTGCTGGTCCATGTAGCGGACAACCTTAGCGCCAAGCCAAGCCATTGTTGTCTTGGCAATGTCCGCATATTTGAGGTTCGGCGTGGGATCACCGACCTTCTTGCAACTCAACCGGAAGCCGCCCGCAGGCATTGTTCCGCCGACGGTGAAGGTGATACCAACCGCCGGCGATTCCTGCGTAATGGTCAACTGCTTCGTTGTTCCATCGAAAGACGCCCCCGCGGAATTGTTCATCGAAACGGTCAAGCCGCTCGGCCACGCGGCGTCTTTGTTGCCTAGCTGGTACGTGCCGGTATCCCAGCGCCACGGCATCTGAACAAGGAAGCTGCTGCCGCCAACAATGGTGGTAAACGAACCGTCTTGGGTCATGCCGCTGTCCGAGGCGATGATCGGCCCACTGTTTACATTGTTCGATGCAGTCGGGCTAAGGCTTGACGGAGGAATATAGTTGGCGAGGGCAGGTGTCCTAACCGCCGCCTGCATTCCACGGTCACGCGACAGGATAAGCTCATTGAAATACGAGCTAGAATAGGCTGCGCGGTTTAGGCCCGCGATCGGGGGGGCAAGCGGTCCTGCCGGCATCGTGACCAACGGCGTGTCTTGATATTGCTGGCTCTCGGTCCCGTTGATCACCGGATAGATTCGAGCCTTCACATTGGCCGCAAACTGCGCCGCCGTGAACGTGGTCGATGGGGTAAGAACCAGATGAGCCGCGCCCGCTACCGTGACGGTCGCCGGTTGCTTAGGCCCGACGTCGGCGGTCCCGTTCATTAGCTGCACATTGTAGCCGGTAATGCCGACGCCGGTGTAATTGATGTCGATGGTTGGGCGATAGGCGCTGTCCAAAATGATGCTGTTCACAGTCACCGGCACCGCGATCGGGCCAGCTTTCATGTTCGCGAGCGGGCTGTCGAGGTAGGTACTGGCCCCGCCGTTGCCGTACATCGACAAATACTGCCCGGTGTATGGAAGAACGAAACTTGCCGTCTCGGACGCCGGGATGCGCACTACATCGGCCCCGGTGTCCTTGCGAACAAGAACGATCGAACCGTCTGCATTTCGGGAAATGTTGCAGGCCGTGCCAGCAGGCGGGGCGGCGAGATATGCGCGATTGCTGATTCGCGTAGTTTCCGCCCCGTTGACCCACGTGCCGATCGATAGCGATGCCGGCCTGATCAGAGCGCAAATGCCATCGGTCGGGGGGTAGGCGGTGCTAGTATCGGTTCGATTGAAGAATACGCGGAACGTACCCCCGCTATTCCAATTGAAGTCGAACGACTGCGCCGCACTGCCGGTTGGGTAAGCGTCGAACACCTTGCCACTGCGAACGTCGCTCGACGCGCCAACGGGCACGTCGGCGATCGTCGCAATCGGCACGTAGCCCTTAGCGCGCATATTGGTCAGGCCGACGTTCAGTGCCGTGCCGCTGACATCGCCGTGCATCGACACATACTTGCCCGCCGAAGCAAACTGCGCGGAGAAATAAAGGTCCATGTTTTCGGTGTTGACGGTGGCGATGACTGCGCTGTCGCTGACCCGAGTAATGGTAAGCGTGCGGTCGGCGTTTATCTTGGCAATCAAGTGGTCGCCGTTTGCCACAACGGGGGAGTATGTGACCGATCCGATGTTGGTCGTGCCAGCAACGCCGTCGGTGTACTTTCCGAGCGTGAAGCTAGTAACGCCGATCCGCAATTGGATCGCGTTCCCGGCTGGCGGATACAGTTGGGCGTTGTCAGTCCGCAGGAGCATGACGACGAACGTGTTGCCGTTGTTGGTGTTGTGGTCCCATTCGAACGACTGCACGATGCTGGTCGTGTTGAACGGCGCGAAGCTCTTGCCGGTGAAGGTGCTGCTTGCGACCTGTCCCGGCACGGAAGCGGCATCAATGACAACCGACACGGTGCTGCTGCGCCCCGAGTTGGTAGCGCCGGCCAGCGTCTCAATAAGGTTGAAGCTGAATGTTCCATCCTGCGTCGGCGTGCCGGTGATCGTGCGCGCGCCGCTGTTCAGTGTCATGCCATCGGGCACCGTGCCCGAGATAACCGAACCGCCGGTTGCGCCCAGAATGGTGATGGTCTTGGCCGTTCCGACAATGCCCGAGGTGCTGGACAGAGACAGCGCGTTCAACGTCGGGGCAACAACAGCAGCCGCGGCCACAACTATAGTCGAAAGTCGGCCCGAGTTGGACGCGCCTAGCAGCGTTTCCCTTAGACCGTCGGTGATCGTTGCTTCGGTGCCGGTCGGGGTGCCCGAATAGGTACGGTTCAGGGTGTTGATCGTGATGCCCGGAATGTTGCCGGTGATAATCGATCCAGCGGTCGCCCCGATGATCGTGCCCGATGTGGCTACCCCGATCTGCAACGCACCGGACAGTGACAGCGTGGTCAGAATGATTGTCGGAACGGGCGTTGGCGAAGGCGTGGGCGTGCCTGTGGCTCGCTCGATGTAATCCTTGGCGCTGGTGCGCGTTGTCACCTTGCCGCCGGGGCTGGCCGCGGTGTTGCGGTATTGAAGATAGGACCCTTCATCAGCCGGCTGCGGCACGTAGTTCAGCGCGACCGCGGTTCCGGCAAGCAACAGGGCGCGGTTCGTGATCGTGCCGTCTTCTACGACACCATCGACAAGTTGCGGCGCAAAACCGACCACGGGCCTGCCGCCGATGCGTGGAAGTGACACCCACCGCGGCGGCACATCGCCGTCGGGTTCGAAAGCCGTGTAAAGCGTGTCCATCATGGTGTCGAACATCGGCCAGCGGGTCGATGCGGGAATCTGCGGCGCACGAATGCTGCGGTAGCCATCGTTCGGCGCGGTGGGGTGGGCGAACAGCGCCAGCAGCATATCGTCAACGGCGGCCCAGCGGGCGGGGCCTGAAAAGAAGAACTGATCGACTCGGCGGTATTCGCCCATCAGGCCGGCCGCGGTCAGCAACTGGCGGAACATGGCATCGACTGCCGACCAACGGGTGGGCGGGTAGAACCAAAAGGATTTGATGTCGGTTTTCGTGGCCATGACGCGCTCCGATGCTGGCAAGGTTTGGCCCTGCATACTGCGGAACGGTTCGACGGGATAGACGGCGGGCGGCACCCCGTGAGGAATGCCGCCCGCCTACCCTTCCGCCGCTACTATCGTTCACGGCTAGGGCGGGTCGCCCTCTTGGTATTTCGTTGCGCAGATCGGATTTGAACCGATGGCCTTTCGGCGATGAACCGAACGATCTACCCGACTGATCTACCGCGCGATCGGGGTGTGCCGCAGGCCCATGCGGCGGTCAATCGTCAGCGGCACTTCTCGTCGCCGCGGGGGTAGGAGCCGTCGCCGCAAGGACCGCCCGTAGTCGGCTGTTCCGACGGCGGCGTGCTGCCCGGCGCTGGGCGATCCTCGGTGCAGGCGATGACGCCAACGGATACGGCAAGAGCGAAGACTAGCCCAACGGTCGATTTCATAGGTGGCACCCCTTGGTGTGGAGCCGCCTGCATAACGGGAAGTGGCCGGTTCGGGAATAGCTGACTGATCGAGGTTTATCGTTAGCTGTGATCGCGCGCGCAGATCACAGCCCAGACCAAGGATCGCCATCCTGATCGATCACAGCCTGCGCGCGCAGCGGTGCGTCCACTTCGACAATCTCGGGCGCGGCGTTTTCGTCGGCCGACTTCTTCACGATCAGTTCGCCATAGGCGCGCGATAGAGCGTCCACCTGATCCTTGAACATGCTGTTGGGGAAGGTGCGCATTTCATCGATAAGGGCGGCGTTCCACGATGCCTTAACCATCACCACGACTTCGGCTTCGACTTGGCTGGCGATGCCCTGCGCTCGAGTCTCCTTGTCGCCGGTTTCCGCGCTGAACCGGAAGTTGTGGCCGGCAAGGAATTCGGCGTAATCGTCCTTCTGCGCAACGCCGGCCTGTCCGGGGTCTTTCGGCAGCGACTGCTTGCACGCCATGCCGTCATCGATCGCGCAATCAAGCACGGCTTGCTTCACTTCCATGGGCGTGCCGCGCAGCCGCTTCACGTCCTCGATCACCAGCATGCCCGGCACCCGGCGCAGCTTTAGGCCGACGGTGTAGGCCGACTTCTTGCGCTTCGTGCCGGCCAAATCCCAACCGCGTACCACGGTGCCGCCGCCCGGCGACGCGGCAATCGTCTTGATGCGATCGACCATGAACAGGTTGCCTTCGCGCGGGGCCGGGCGCTGCTGGTACTGGCCGTTCCACGAATAGGCTTGCTTCTTCTCGTCGTCGGCGTCGCTGGCGGTGAACCGCTTGGGGTCCATCAACTCGCCCTCGATCGTGCGCGGGTCGCGCCAGCCGATCGACGTGACCTTGGTGGCCGCCGCTTCGTATTCCATCGGGATCAGCAGGTGTTCGTAACCGATGTCCTCGGCCAGTACCGCGCCGGTCAGATCGTCGGTGTGAATGCGCTGCATCACGATCACGATGGCCGACTTCTGCCGATCGTTGACGCGCGACTTGCCGCCTTCAAGGAAGCGCCGCACGGCCTTGGTTCGATCGGCCTCGGACTCTGCGCCGTCCAGCGAATGGGGGTCATCGATCGTCAGCACGTCGCCGCGCTTACCCATCAGCGACGCGAACGACACACCTTCGCGGCTGCCGGTCTGTTCGTTGGCGAAGCTGGTTTCGCCGGCTCGCACCAGCGGCATGGGCCACAGGGCCTGAAACCAATCGGATTGGATCAGATCGCGCGTTTTCCGGGTGTCGCGCGTGACGTTATCCTGCGCGAACGACGTGGACAGGAAGCGGCGCGAGGCGAAGCCGCACGGCCCCCACATCCATGCCTGCCACATCACGGATATGATCAGCGACTTGGACGAACCCGGCGAAATGTTGACGATCAGGCGGGGCTTCATCCGGCCCCACGTGATCGCCTCAAGGTGTTCGCAGATCGCGTCCACGTGCCAGTTGTGAATGTAGGGCGTTTCGGGTTCCAGCACCCGCCACGCCTCCTGCACGAAGGCGGCTAGGCTCTTGCACTTGGCCCTGATTTCGTCGGCGTTGGCGCGGACCCGTTCTAGTTCACGCCTCGCCCGTTCCGCCTTCACCTGTTCCAGCGCCGAGCGAATCGCCGCCGTCGATGCCAGCGCCGCCATCGGTAAGGATTGCGCCAAGGAGGGGTTCAAGGACTGCAAGCTGTTCATCCGTCATGTTGCCGATTTGCGACGACACATCAACGGTGCGGATCGGCCCGCCGTCAAGCCCGCTATGCTCTACCCGGACGTTCCACTTGGCCTGTGTGCGCAGGTAAAAGATCATCGACGCCGGGTGGCCGGCCATCGCCTTTTGCAGCAGCTTGCCGCCAACCGCTGCGACGGCCTGCGCCTTGCCCTGTTTCAGTTCATCCACGAAGTGCCGCTTGAGCGTGGCCACGCTGATGTTCAGCAGGTCGGCGATCATATCGTGGCTGCACACCTTGGTCAGCGTCTTGACCTGTGTGCGTTGTTCGTCGGTGGCCACGAAGGGCGGGTTGCCGATGCGGCCACCGTGGGGCGGCAGTACCGTGCCGGCACCGGGGGGCGCGCCGCGGGCGTCGTCGGGGCGGGTCTTGGGTATCGCGCCGCCTTTGCTGCGTGGCTGATCGTCGGGCATGGCGGGGCCTTATACCCGCCCGCGGCGCTGGTCGAGTCCGGGCTGATAACCCGCTTTAGGTGGGTATTGAGCGCGGGCCGTACGCCGCGGCAGGCCCCACGGCGCGGCCACCCGGCCCGATCGGTGACCGCGGGGCCTTGTCCGGGCTTATTTCGGCAATCAGCCATTCGGGTACGCCGCCCCCGGCGGGCGTAAGGGGGGGGCAACCCACCGGGGAACGACGACGGTTGATTCGCGCGACCGCGCCTGCACATTACTCGCCGCCCCGTCGCGCCGATAGCGGCTGAATTATTTTGCGGTGCCCGCACATAGCACTCCCACCGCGCCGCGCCCTTTGCTATCTGATGCCCAAGGCCAAAGGCCACCCACCACCCGACGCAAGGATCTGCACCATGGCCAAGGCCCCAAAAGCACCGCACCCCGAAGACCTGATGATCGCCGAGGACATCAAGACGGCCACCGAGTTCACGGCCTGCTTGCACCTTGGCCCCGGCCAGCGGCACACCGTGCGCGGCCTGCCCGACTATGCCGCCGCCATGGCAGCCGCGGCCGAGTTGAACACCAAGTCACAGTTCGGCCGCAAGGCGATCGTCTATGCGATCAGCAAGCGCGGCTACACGCTGGACGTGTCGCCCAAGCTGGCCGCGCTGGCCGGCCTGTCGGCCTAGTCGTCTTCGTCGGGCGTGACTGCCGCAAGCGCGCCCGACACATCGACATCGCCGCACGCCTTGGTGGCCCGCTTGGGGTCGCCCTTTACGAACACCAGCACGTTCTGATGGGTCTTGCCCAGCTTGCGCGCAGCCTTGAACTGCTTGCCGGCCCGGATCGGTAGCGAACCGACCGAGGTGATCAAGATCGCTTCGTTGTACAGCATGGCCCCGGCAGCTTGGAACGCATCGATCGTCGCCGACACGAAGTTGCGATAGATGCCGCGCTTGTCGCGATAGTCGCCCACCACGCAGCACGCGAATCGATCGGGCTTGAGGGCAGCCACCGAGGCGGCAATGATCGCGCGGTACGCATCGTCAAAGGCCGCGGCACTCATTGCGCTGATGTCGGCTGGGTCGTCACTGTACACTTCCAGATCGCCATAGGGCGGGCACGTCATCACAAAGTCGGCCTCCACGCCCAGCGTCGGCACTACGGCCAAGCTGTCGCCGGTTTCCCACCGGGGTGCCTCCGCGTCGCTGCCCAGCGCCAGCGCGACCACGGGCCATTGCACCCGGTTGGCCTCGATCTGCTCGCCGCGTAGATCGACGCCGACGTACCGGCGGCCCAGCGCAGCGGCCACGATGCCCCGCACCGAGCCGCCCGCGAACGGGTCCAGCACCGTGCCACCCACCGGGCTGAACCACCGATAGGCCAGTTCGCACAGCACGGGGTCGAAGATGCTGGTGCCGGTGGGCGAAGCGCCCTCGCTGTTGTTGCCCTGTCCCATGATTGCGTTCAGCGTTGCTTGGCTGTCGAAGCTGGTGGCCTTGGCCTTCTTGCGATCACCCGCAAACGCCGGTTCGTCTGGACCCCCGAGCCACATGCCGCCGCCAGCCCCGCCGGGTGTCAGTCGGGTTTTCTTGCCGTCGGCCCGCGCCGCCATGTTGTCCGTCAGCCCGCCTTGGCCAAGCGGGTCGGGCACCGCCCCTTCACCCCGCCCCAACTCCGATTGAATGCCCAGCGCCAGCCAAGCGCGCTTGCGATCCTGCCACCAGCCCTCGCGCGCATTCAGCACGGTAAACGGGGCAATCAGGAACTCGGCGGTCATGTTGCCGGCGCGGCTTGGTTCCTTGGGCTGGGCCGCGGCGATCATGGCTTCAAGCGCACCGTCATCGAAACCGATCGCGCCCAAGTCGAAGTCGGTGTCCGTCAGCGATTGCAGGCTGGCGATCAGCGTGGCTTCGTCCCAGCCGGCATTGAGCGCGATCTGATTGTCGCCCAGCGCATAGGCGCGGCGTTCGTCCTCGTCCCACCCGGTGCAATCGATCACGGGCACCGTGCCGATCGGCAGCACGTCGCCACCGCGGTCTTCGCCCGGCGCGAGATAGATGCGCTCCCCGGCGTCGTACATCAGCCGGGCCGCTGCGTACCGGCCGTTGCCGGCCCTGATCACGTCGTCCACCAGCATGGGGTTGGTCCAGCCGAACCGGCGGATGCTGGCCGCGATCTGCGCCACTTGATCATCGCTGTGCGTGCGGGCGTTGTCCGGGTCCGGTGTCAGGTCGGCAAGCTGGCGCAAGGCGATCGTGGGCGTGGCGGTCATTGGCGGCTCCGGGGGTGTGCGGACTAGATCAGTTCGCGGGTTAGGATCGTCTGCATGACGGCAGTGGCCCCGATCAGGGCGACATAGCCGGGCGCTTCCGAGTAGTTCGACCCGCTGCTGCCGTCGCGTTCGACGTAGGCGATGGCGACCGAGGACAATTCGCCGCGGCGGGCCTGTTCAAGCGTGGCTTCAAGCGTGCGCACCACGGTTTCGTTGGGCGGCTCGGCGGTAATCAGCGTCAGCGGCGTGTCAGTCATGGCCGGCGTCGGTACACCCACCGCCAGCGGCGCGCCACCAGCATCATCGCGCGCTGGCCCCACGGGCACCACGGGATCGCCTGCCACGCCAGCGCGGCACGGCGTACGTGATGCGGCGGCCGGTGCTGACGATGTAGATGGACAGGCTGTTCGGGGTGCGGCCTTGAGTAGCTGTCCATGCGGCGCGCTCCTGTGCTGCTGCGGCGGCGATTGCCTCGGGGCTGTATTTGCACACCAAGCAGGGGTCGGCCACCTTGGTGGCGCGTGGCTGTGGGTGGCCCTTGTCGCAAGTTCTGATCGGCCGCTTTGCGATCGTGCGCGGCTTAGGCGCGCTGGACTTCCGGGGCTTCCTCGTCGTCGTCATCTGCGACGAGGCGTAGCAGGGCCTCAACTGCCGTCAATCCGGCCAGAATCCAGCTATTGTCATAACCGGCGCGGACGCTTGCGGCGGCGTTGCCCCATGCCGGCCCCTGCGCCGCCAGCGCGTCGGCGTACAGGTTGCGAGCGCGTTGCCGGGCTGATGTCATGCTTGCGGGGCCTCTTTGCGCAAGGCGTCTTGCCCGGCGGCGGTGATGCGGTGGTGATCGTAGAAGCCGGCGCGATCGGTGATGCTTTGCACCATGCCGGCTGTGATCAGTCGCTTGCACCAAGCGCCCATGATCAGCGGCACCGCACCATTCGACCCGTTGCTGTAGCCGTGCGCGGCTCGGCTGTCGGGCGATGCCAGATCATGCACCACAGATTGCCGGTGCGTCGGGCCGTGCTGATCGAGATAGGAAAGCACCCGCTTCTCGATCGGTTTTAGCGTCATCGCGCCTTCGGTCCTGTCGGGTCGCCACAAGCCGGGCATTTGCCCGCTTTTGCGGTGTGGTCAAGCGTGCATCGGTGATCGACCCGCGCAGCGTCGATCGCGTTGCGCATGTGCATCGCGACCGAACGGTGCGCCGCGGCCATGCGCAGCAGCAAATCAGCCGTCGCCGGGGCAGCGTTTTTGGCCTGATCGTCCAGCGCCGCGGCCAGTAGCTGGGCCGCCAGCATGTGATCGGACAGGTGACTCACGCCTCGGCATCCGGTGCAACGATGTCCAGTTCAACCCTTTCGCACACCAAGATCGCCCGCACCGGCTCGCCGGCCCTGATCGTCATTACGCGCACGGCTGTGATCCGCAGCGTTTTGGTGATGTCCTCGCCGTCGTCATCATACACCTTGGTGTCGCTGCCGATGCCGGTGTGATTTGTTATTCTCACGGTTCCCAATCTCCTTCTACTGTCACCATGCCGACCCCGACCCCGCCGCGGTACAGCGCCCACGTGGTCTGCATCGGCTCGCCGGCCTTCTGCGACACGCCCAGCACCATCATGCCGTCGATCGCATCGACCAGCCACCGAGCCGACATCGGCACGCGATCCCATGGCAGGCCGCGCACCGAGAACAGGCGTTTGGGTGGGGCGTCAGCCACGCCCCACTACCTTGTTTTCGATCACCTGCAATTCGACCTTTTCGGCCGGGGTGAACAGCGGCGATAGCTGGGCGGCGGCGACACTGGTGCTGCCGCGATCGTAGACGACGCGCATGTAGCGTTCCAGCAGCGTGCCAGTCTTGCGGTGCGGGCGGTACTCGATCCCGTCAACGGTGATCACGTCGGGGATCGGCTTGCCCGGCGGGCTGCTCATCTTGAGGACGGTCAGCTGGCGGGTGGGGTCTTCGCGGTAGCGCGATTCCTGCAACCGTTCGGACTCGGCGAAGCCGATCAGCATCAGCACCAGTTCGGGGATCGGCTGGGCGCGGTTGGCGATCATAAAGTCGCGCGCTCGGGCCACCATGGCATCGCGCTCGGTGTTCGGGGTGAGGGCGGGTTCGGCCAAGATCATTTCCTTCATGGGTGGTTCCTACAGGTCTGCGCTGCTGTGGTCGTAGCGGGTGATGGGCTGCCCCCGGCTGCACCACATGCACATCATCACGCCACCGGCCTTGCGTGCTAGTTCGCAGTCGCAGTCGGGGTTGGCGAAGGTCACGGTCGCGATCGTTTCGCGCGGCACTTCGCGCAGCGTTTCGCGCACCACGGGCTGGCCGGCGGCGTTCCGGGCGTATCCAAATCCTCGGTTCATGGGTGGCGGCTCCTTGTGTCGATCGTCGGCACGATCACGCACCGACAGTTGATGGGCATCGGGCCGGGTATGCGGCGGGCACGCACCCGGCGCGCCGCCTCGCGATCTTCGCGCCACGCATCGATTGCGGCGCGCATGGCATAATAGAACAGCATGCCCAGCGCGCCCATGATGAAGCCCTGCCCCATGGCGAAGGCATCCATCAGCCAATCGTCGCTGAACAGGTACAGGAACACGAGATAGCCGGCGCAAAACAGGCCCGCCTTCACGCCAGCGCCACCAGCGTGTCGCGGCTGAACAGCAGGCTGGGCACCATGCGACGGCGGTGGATGCGTGCCACCTCGCGATCGAAGTCATCCATGATCGTCGCGCCTTCCCAGTTCGTCGGCCATCCACGTCTTGAATGCGGCGGCGGCACTCGGCGAAAGTTCGTGGTGGAAGGGCTGGCCATTGATCGTGTCGGCGGCCGGCTCGGCCGTGATGACCCGCAGCAGACTGTCCACGATGTCATCGACGCGATTGGTGACGGGCGCAAAGTCGTCCTCGGTCATCGTGCCGACACCCCATGCCGACCACACGCGGATGCAATCGTAGCTGTCGCCGAGGTCCGCGGTTAGTGCGCCGATCAGGCGTTCGCGCAGCGTGGCGCTGTCGGCGATCACGTCGCCGGCTCCACTTCGATGCGCTCGATCGTCCAGCGGAAGCCCAGCCCGGCAAGGAACTTCTCCGATGGGGTGCGCTTGCCGGCGATGAACTCGGACAGGTGGCCCGGTGCGATGCCGGCCTTGCGCGCAACCTTCGCTTGGCTGGTGGCACCGCACTGGCGCATCACCTCGGTGCGCACGTCGTCAATCGTCATCGTTTTTTCCTTGTGTAGCCGGTGCGGATCACCGGGGCCTTGATGCCGGGCGGGGGCGCGAGGCGCATGCGCATTTCCGCAATTTCAACCTTGGTCGCTGCCCACAGCACGTCGGGGTAACGGGCCATGATGCGATCGAGCAGCACCACGGCGTCGGCCTTGAGTTCCCGGCGGTTGGCGCGCTGCTGGGCATGGCGCGCGCTCATTGCGCAGGGTCCGAGAAATGGCCCAGCACCGTGTCAAGCTGGTGGGTGTCAACGATCGTCAAACCTGTGCCTGCATGGCCGCCGCTTGTGCGGGTGCGCAGACCGGCCACGGCCTCGGCAACCGCGGGTTCGATCAGGCGAGCGTCGGCCAAGCCGCGTTCGTATCCCGTTTCCTCGGCCGATCGCACTGCGCGATCGTGGCGGCCATCAGCAGCGCGCCAGCCGGTCAGCGTCTCGCCGCCCTCGGTGTGCAGCGTAAATTGCAGCCGCAGGACTTCGGACTCGGCTTGGCGCAACGCCTCGATCAGCCCGCCTTCACTGCCCTTGATCTGGCAAGCTGGGCGGCTGCCCTCGTCTGGGCCGAAGTGCTTGCGGGCACCGTCCTCGGTGAACAGTATCTGATCGCAGTGGAAGCACCGCCACGGAAGCTGCGCGCAGTTGACCGTCAGCAGTTCGGCGTTGGCCACTTCCTCAACAGTGGCATCGAACGCCGACTCCGGGCCTTGCGGGCCTCGTGCCAGAGAAGCAAAGCGGGTGACAAGGCACGTGCGCCCAGCAACATTGATCTGGGTTTCTGCTCGATGCGCAGCCCGATAGGACTCGGCGTCCGCCTCCCCGTGCCCCGCAATCTCTGCAGTCCATGTGACCCGTGTAATCACAGCCCCATTTCCTTGGCCCACGCCAGCACTTCGTCCAGTGCTTGGCGCGACACGCCAACCTGCGCGCCGTCGGCATCGATCTGGCGTTGATTCTGCCGAAGCTGTGCGGCGGCAAGCACCAACTGATCACGATTGCCGTTGCTCGCGATCAGCTTGGCGCGCTCGATCAGCATCGCGTCAGCAAACCGATAGGCGTCAATCGAGACGTTGTAGAAATGGCCTTGTGCGGCCAGATCGCGATTGGCGCAGATGCCATTGAGGGCCTGCCCGGCGAAGTGATCGCGAAGCGTCTGGCCTTCGTGAATGCCGACGAACACCCCGGCTTCGTCGTTCCGGGGGCCGGGGTATGCGGGCGGGTTGTGGGTATCGTGGGGCATCGGGTGGGCGTTCCTTTGTTGGACTCGACTCGCCCCTACGCCCCTATTCCCGAATTGGGTAGCCCTATTTGGAACCCTACAGCAGCAGGCCCCGCTTGGCGGCGCGCGGGGTCGCCCCGGCCTGTTCGTACAGCCCATCAGGATCGTGCGTCAGCGTGGCCGCTGCGGCGCGCGGCTGCTTGGTCGGTTCGTACTGGCCCACCAGCTTGAACGGCTGGCCCTTGCCCTGCGGCGCGGGGTGGTAGCCGACGAGGCGGTGGCCGGGGCGGGGCGGCGGGATCATCCCGCCACCTTGTACGCTGGGCCGTCGCTTTCGTGCCAGCCGCACCGCCAAGCGTCATACAGGGCGGCGTCCGAGCATGGCCGCCACGGATTGTCGGACTCGGGCTTGCCGTCGATTTCGGCGCGACGGCCTTGGGCGAACGCGCGCAGCATGGCTTCAAGGTCGGCCGGGGCGATCATGGCCGCAGCCACCACCACAGCAGTTCCGACACGGCCGAGCCGACCACGGCACCGAATACCGCGACCATCACGGCGGCCCAGCAGCCGGGCAAGCGGGGCGGGCGGCGGTTGGGTGTCGGATCGGTCATCGGCTGGCCCGCCCGGCGAGGAACGCGACGCGCATATCGGCGGCGGTATAGGTCAGATCGTCCAGTCGATACCGGTTCTTGCCGGCGATCGTGTACGACAGCAGCCATTCGCCGGCCAGACGTTCGGCCACGGGGCGGTTGGTCGCAAGGCGGGCCGCAGTCACCTTGGCCTTGGCGATCTGATCGGGTGTGCTGGGCACCGGGTCGGGCTGTGGGCCGCTCATCGGAACGGCCCCGTGCCGACGCGCCAAGGGCCTTCGACCTGCACCCAATCGCCCGGCGCGATGCGTCCGAGAAGCTGGTACGTTTCCGGGTCGATGCGATCGAGCATGAACTCGCAATCGATGTGGCTGGCCTTGCACGTCAGTGCTTGGCTGAACGGGTTGCTTGCACCCTGCTCGGGCACATCGGTCAACCGCCGGTGCAACACCGAGCCGCCGCGCAGGTCGCGCCGGTCGCCCTTGTTCAACTGGCCGCTGGTCTGCACCCATGCTTCGCGGGGGGTCATCGGCACACCGTCAGCGAAACGGCCAAGGCTTTGCCCTGCTGACCGAGTGATCCACCAGCACGCGAGGCGGCGGCCTTGGTATTGAACACGCGGGCTTCCGTGATGTCGGCCGCCGCGCTGGGCCGGCTTTCGTACAGCTTGCCGTTGTTCTTGCGGGTGCCGACATAGCCACCCCCGTCGATTGCGAACACGAAGTGGGCCATCAGTCTTCCTCCCTCCACCCGCAGCGCGGGCATTCCGGCATGGTGCTGGTGCAGTAGCTGCACGGCGGCATGGGCATGTTCCGACAGCCGCAGCCGTCCATACTGCTGTCGGGCATGTACTCGATCACGCCCAAGCAGTTGTCGCGCATGCACAGTTCGCCTTCGTCGGTGCCGACCGGGGCAGCGAACATGCGGCCCCGCTTCACCGGCACAGGTACGTTGACGTTGCGCGGAAAGACGCGGCCCTGATCCTTGATCACGATGTCTTGCCAGATGATCGGGATTTGCCCGGCGTGCGGGTGCCCTTCCGGGTAGGGCTTGCCGTACGTGCCGCGCCGCCATTGATCGGTCGGCCGCTGGTAGCCGTAGCGCACCGCGCGCCGCCACGACTTGCCCGGCGTGGTGCCTGTGGGCAGGCTGCCCGAATAGTTGGGCAGGGCTTCGAACTCGCGCCGGGTCATCGCCACGCTGCCGTTGGCCAGCAGTTCCATCAGCCCTGCCCTTCCTGATCCGGTGCCGCTTCGGCGTTTTCGGCCGCCCACCATGCGGTCCACCAGCCCTGCATCATGGCCACCTCGGCGGGGGTGAAGCTGTCGGTATCGGGCTGGAACGCAACGTCGTGGCCGATGACGTGATCGCCTCGGCTGGCGGCGAGGAAAACCCGCTTGGCGAGGTCGGCCCCGCCTCCCTGCGCCTGATCGGTCGGGGCTGTGTCGTGGAGGGTCGCCTCGATCGACTTAGCGAGCGCGCCGTTCTTCACGTAGAAATGCCATTCCTCGTCAAAGGCGATCGGCGCGGATTTCTTGCCCTGCTGATTGCAGCGCCACCCGTCATTTAACCCGGCGCGATAGACGCGCTCGCATAGCGCCTCCACCCCCTCCCGCGGCTGGCTGGCGGCTTCGTCGGCGAGGGCGAGCATGTCAGCCGCACCAGTCAGCAAATTAAACCAATCGGCGCCCGCCTTCATCAGCAGATCGACATGCTCGGGGTAGCGCTCGACGGCTTCAACTCGCTGCGCGTACAGTCCAAGCGCGGCACAGCGGAGCTTGTCGATCATCTGCGCCCGCGCTTCACGGCTTGCGGCATTGGCTTCGGTCATGCGGGTATTCCCAATGCAGCGTCGATTTCAGCCTGCGTAGGCTCGGGACGCGGATCAACGAACGGTGGGCGATGCGCCTTGCAGCGGTGGCCCGGCTCAAGAATTGTCGGCTGGCGTTTCGGCTGCTCTATGGCGCAACGCGGGCACGGCCTTCCAAACGCGGATCGATAGAGGCGACGAAACTCTTTCAGCGCGCGGAAGTCGTCGATCATGTCGCTCATGTCCGGCCCTCCGGCTTGGCGGCATCGGGCGCGTTGATGGCGAGGGCTGCGAGCATTGCTTGAACAAACAGGTCGGTCAGCAATTTCGCTTCTCGGCTTGGCAGCTCACCGGATAGGCGACTCTGCTGCCTGAACGCTTGGACGTGATCGCGCGCAATCCGCTCGACCGCATCGTTCCGCTCCCCCGCTACGGACGTAGGATCGGCGGGCTTGGGGGTGGCGGCTGCAAGACCAGCGGCAAGGCTCTGTGCTTCATCATCGGTCAACCCGATGGTGTGGCCTAACCCCGCGATGAATAGCTGGGTCGTTTCGCCCATCCTGACGGCGCGGATGCGATGTTGCCCCATCGGCTGTTCGGCTATCTCGGGAGAAGGGGTCGGGGTGTAGGCGATGATGTCGAACCAGTTTTCGGCACCATGAGCCCACGGCTGTTCCGGCTGCTTCATGCCGATACGGGTATGACCCGCGCGTTCTATCCACTGAACTTCGCCGCCATCCCAATCCGCAGGCGCAGCGTCGCCGCCAAGCCACGACTTCATACCGGCGGGTATCCCTACCCCGCCTTCTCTGATCTGGTTACTCATAGCCCGGCCTCACAATTCGGGTCATCGCACTGGCACGCGCCGATGCGCTTGGCCCACCGGCGCGCTTCTGCCGCCTTGGCGGCGCGACGCTCGGCGCGGCTGGCGGCAATGGCCCGCCAGTACCCCTTCAGGTTGCGCATCGCCTTAGCAATGGTCGCAGGTGCAGGTCGAGGCGTGGTGGCCGAATAGGCCGCGGAAGACCCACCGCGCCGGGGCGGCGATGATGCGAACCGCCCGGCTAGAATTGCGGGTCAGGTTCCGTGGTGCTGTGATCGTCATGTTCATGGCTCAATCCTTCTTGGGTGGTTCCGACCGATATTCCGGTTCTGGAACCCCCGTTACGCCCAATTATTAGTCGGTTGCAAGAGGCTTCTTGCGCAGCGTTTCGATCATGGCGTTGGCAATGGCCAGTTGCTCGGCCAAGTTCGCGGCGCGCTTGGCATGGCCCTCGCTTGAGTTCTTCGCCGCGTCCCGCTGTTCGGACACCGTACCGACTCGGGCGTGCAGCTTGCCGAGTTCCTCGCGCTGGTGGCCCATGGTGGTCGCTGCGGCGATCTGCACCCGATCGGGCCAGAACAGATAACCGTTGATCGTCACCTGCTTGTTGGGATCGAAGCCGGGGTCGCCAGTGTCGAAGCTGTTGGCCTGCGGCGTCAGCGCCTCTGCGATCTGGCCGCCGGATTGGCCAAACCGGCGCACAACGATGCCCGTGGTCAAGCTGCCCAGCATGCCAGCAAGGCCCCGCAGATCGAACGCGGCTTTGCCTGTCCAATCAGCTTCGCGCCTGTGCCCCATCAACAGATCGGCGATTTCATCGAGTCGGTTGACGGCCTGCGCGATCACTTCGTCGCTGGGCTGATCGCCGCGCGCCTCACGCGCCACGAAATCGCGGATCGTTTTGGGCTGTTCTGCCGTGGCGGTGGAGGTGTAGCGCACTACGCCGCGGTCATAGTCCCAAGCGATTGACACATCAGCGGCTGGCACTGCGGTTCCCTCAGTCGGGGTCATCGTTGCGCCCTTCGTCACCTGATCGAACACCCGCTTGCGCCGCTCGATCACCGCGGGGTCGGTGGGGTAGCCCGGCCACGACGCCGGGCGCGTCCTGCCGCCCGCGATCGAGGCGTGCCGCGCGAACGCCTCGCGCAGCAGCTTGTCGTACGTGCTGCCCTCGGACCCGTTGCGCTTCTGCGCCTCGGTCATCGAATGGAACGTGAAGGTTTCGGGGCGCGCCGCGGTCGGCGTGACACTGCACACCCGTTCCGCGTCTCGCACCCCCGGCTTGGGCTGGGTCACGTTGCGCAGGCGGGGCGAATCACCGATCGGCGTGCCGTCCGGGGCATAGTGCCACGTCGGCGATCCTAGCCGCGCCTCGCGTGCCCAGACGATCGACCCCGGCGGCTGCCAAGTCGGCCTGATCACCTTTCGCGGCCGGGCCTCGTCGGTTTCCAGCGGCGCATCCCAATCGAGCGCGGGCGGGGTCGGAACATTCCGCACGCCGGGGTCGCGATCGTACACGGGCACGCCCGTTCGATAGTACCAAGCGCGTGCACCATTGCCCGCCGAGTCCATAATATAGACCTGTACGCCATCGGGCTTGGCATCGACCACTTGCGCGAACCGCGGCTCGGCTTCGTCCGTCTCGATTGGCAGCGACCAATCGAGGGCCGGGGCGGGCTGGGCCGGCTCGGCCAGTACACGGTCCATTGCCCTGCGCATGGCCTCGCCGATGGCGCTGCCGGATGAGCTGATGCGGTCAGCCATAGCCTTGATCTGGGCCTGCACGGCAGGGCTGCGCAGGGCCGCAAAGGCGTCGCTCGGGTTATTATGCTCGCTCATGGAATTGCCTTTCGTGGGTGGAATGTATGGTCAATCAGCCTTCGTCGGGTGTGCCCGATCGTATGTTCGCCGCAGCATCTTCATGCGCCCAAGCTGCCACTGGCGAACGGCGTTGGGGTGGCACCGCTTCCGCACCTCGGCGACTGTGGGCATGAATGTTTCGTTGTTCAGGATCGCCAGATAGGCGTGGGCGAGGACATCACGTGGAATGTCGGCCAGCCCTTGCACGTACTGCGTCAGTTGCACGTCGGCTTCCTCGTCGCTGACCTTGGGGGCCTTGAGGCCGATCGCGAGGTTGCCGACGAAGCTGGTGATCATTTCGGGCGTTGCCGGCACCAGTGCGCGTTCGGTTTCGGCAATCCAGTGATCGAGGCATGCGGCCTGATCAGCGGTGCAGACGTGCGAGTATGCCGGGTACATTGCAGAATCATCGATCAGCGCCGCGACCCTGCTGTCGGAGGACGGCCCTTGCCAAAGCACTACGCGGTTCGGCTGGGCGATCGTTAGCTGCTGATCCATTGGGCTTGGCCTTTCGTGCTGCCATTTCGGTGAAGCGTCGGGTGAAGTATCGCAGGCTGCCGCGTGCGCCGCCTGATCGGGTCGCGTCGTCCTGTAGTGCGGGGATGATTTCGGTGTCGGGGTCCAGCCCGAGGTTCAGCCATACCCGTGCCTCGTCCATGGCGTCGGCCCAGCCCTTGGGACGGTGCGGCCCTGCCGCGACGCCTGCGGCATTGGCGAACGAACGGGTCAACTCGGGAAGGCGCAAAAGCAGCGCCTCCACAGGGGTTCGGAGTGCTGCGCTTTCCCTATCTTCTTCTTCTAGACTCTCGCCTCTAGCCTCTTTGCGCGCGCGCGATGCTTGAGGGGGGGCTTGCGCTAAGTCGTTGATATTGGCCGGTGTGGCATCAACTATCGTGGGGGTTATAGGGGGACTATCGGGGGTACTATCGGGGTGTTTATCGGCCCGATAAACGGGTCGATCATCGGCCGATGGTGTCAGCGGCAGGTCAGGTTGGGCGCGCATTGCGGCCGACTTCTTGCCGCCCTTGCGACCGTTGGCGGCGGCTGCGTCGCGCTCGGCGATGCGCTCAAGGCGTTCGCGTTCGAAGCGCGGGTTGGTGATGTCGCCCGCGTCGTTCAGCAGCAGCTTGTCGGGTTCGCCATCGGCGTTGCGGTGGGCAAGTAGCCACGCCCGCACCGCCGCCCACTTCTTGCGCGACAGGCCAGTGAATCCGCAGATGAACGCGGCGTCGTCGGGGATGGCCCGGTCGCGATCGTTCAGCATGTCGATGATGGCGCTGTACGCCCATTTGTGTTCGGCGTCGGGCATCGACATCGCGGCGAACAGGAAGTCGCTGCCGTTGCGCTTGTACCAAGGTCTGCCGTGGGCCATCAGTCGGGGGCCTTCCAGCGGATCAGCACCGCGAAGTTCATGGGGTCGCGGATCACCACATAGGCGGCGATCAGCTTGCAATCGCGGTACAGCGCGGCGTGATGCTTTCGCGTCGGGGTGTCTATCTCCAACCCGGCCGGGCTGCGGCGATGCTCGGCCATGGCGATGTCGATCAGCCAAGCGTGCCCAACCTGCCCGGCGCTGTCGGGCGTGCCGCTGGCGTCCATGGTGCGGTAAGGCTCGCGCCAGTCGTCAGCCATCACAGATCACCGAACAGGGTGGGCGCGACCGCGGCAGGCTTGGCATCCCGCGCCAGTGCGCGATCGATGGCCGCCTGTAGCTTGTCGGGCCGCTTATTTTTACCCGCTTTAAGTGGGGTGGATTTCCGGGGCTTTGGCGGCGTTGCTTGTGCAGCAGCCGCAACCCTTGCCTGTAGTTCCTTCTGCGCCGGGGTGACGATATTTCCGGGCTGTTCCAGCGCCTCGATCGTGACCACGGTGCGTTCGGGGCTGCCATAGCGTTTCATCACCGGCCCCATGCTGATCTGGCCGTCATCGACATAGGCGTGAGTGTTCAGCGCATCCTTGACCAGCTTGCCGAGGTTGTCTTCGTCGGGCTTGCTGGTGTGCCACAGCGTGCCGGCTCGGGCGGCTTCGTGGAACTTGCGGGGCCAGCTTTTCGGCACTTCGAAGATGCACTCGCACGACACCCGCACCGGCGCGGTCAGCGGCACGAAGCGGGGGTGCTGGCGGCGAAACTCGGCCAGTACCACCGCCTCGGCCGCCACCGTTTCCGGCGGGGTCGAAACGGTGGCTAGCGCGGTCGGCACGCCATCGACCGGCACAATGCGCGCCGACAGGCGGGGCCGCCCCTTCGGCACGGGGGTGCCCGGCACGGTGAAGGTGATGCGGCCCGCCATGGTTACGCGATCTTGTCGGCGACGAAGCGGCGCAGGTCGCCAACGGTCTTGATCGCCTCGGCTTCCTCGTCGGTAACGTCGATTCCGAACTCGGCTTCAACCGCCATGACCAGTTCGACCATATCGAGGCTGTCGGCGTTCAGGTCTTCGTCGAAGGTTGCGCCATCGGTCAGCGCGTCTTCGTCGTTCGGCAAAATGCCGATGATCACGGTGTTGATGCGGTGTTCGACCGTCGGTTCGGCGCGCGTCGGTGCTGCGGTGTTTTCGTCTGCCATGGGTGGTTCTCCTGTGTTCGGCTTCATGCCGTCGTCGGGGCGGGCGCGCGTGTCACCCCCGC